CTTATCGATCATTGGTTTGACTTTCATACTTAAGTATGGTTCTATATTCAATTACCCACGTAATGAATTAAGGAAATTGAGTCCATACTTTGAGGAACTATTTAAATGTTCCTTATGTTTGGGATTCTGGTCAGGCCTAATTGTTGGTTTGACATCAAAGGAAAACTTGTTGTTATTTCCTTTCTATGGTGCAGCAATTTCCTTCTTTGCTGATCATTTCCTGGAACTCATTCAAACAACCATTAGTAAGCTTGAACGTTAATTTCCCTTAACGGCTTTTATTAGCTTTCCTAATACGTAAACGCAGTAGTCCATATTTTCGGCTGCTGCGTTTTCCATTTCTTGGTTTAATAATTTAACAACAGCACTACGAGAGATATTTCCTACTACTTCTTCCTCACTTTCAATAGGAGATGTTCCTAAAGGTGCTTGAACATATGCAGGTTTATCCGGAGAGGTTGTTGGTATTGGTCTTTGGTAAGTGTAAGCTTTAGATGTTCTACCAACATTTGATTGGGTGTAATTAGCTAGAGGTGTATCAATGCTAACACCATTATAACCACCTTCATAAATTTGTTGAATTTTTCTTAAATCAGACATTGTTTTATATATTTAATAGTATATATTGAAGTATGGATAAAAATGTTACATGGGATGAAATTACATCTCTAATTGTGCAGAGTGATATTAAGGAAAAATATAAAGATGTCGACATTATTGCTTGTATTGGTACAGGGGGAATGGTACCTGGTGTCATTATTTCGAAGATTCTCGACAAGCCTATTATCAATCTCGGTGTTAAATCGTATGCAGTTAACAATACTCAAACGTATAACGCTCAGTGGTATCAAAATTTTGTGTTTAGAAAGTCAAAACACCACAACGTTCTAGTAGTTGATGACATTAATGACACTGGTCACACTTTAATTACTGTTAATAGTTACTTGATGTCTCTTTTTTATACAGAAAAGCATGTAAATTTTTTAACGGTGTATATGAAACCACATACAGTTTTCAATTGTGACTACTTACAAGAGGTAGAAAACGATACATGGATCAAATTCCCTTGGGAGGTAAACAAATGAGTGATAGAAAAGTAACATGTTTAATTACAGGTCAGTCTGTAATGATGGGTAAGGACTATTTTGCTAAAAAAGCAGAGGAGTATAATGGTGAAGAAAATTTACGCAAGTATTATATTAGCAAAAAAGCTAAGAGTTTGGTAAAGCGTGGTTATAATGTAAATGAAATTCGTAAAATTCTTAATGTAGTTGAACCGGGATTACCTGGTGGTGATACTCAAGATGTTATTGATATAATTAGCTACCATAAAGTTGAAAAGAAAAGTATATCTGAAAAGCGACTTGATAGTGCTCAAAACTTTATGATGCAAGCTTCTGATGAAGATGTACAGTTATTCATAAATAATATCAAACAACTTAAATTATGACAAAAAAATTTATCCCATCTATAGCTGGTAAGAATACAATTAAACTTTTTGATGCTTTAACTGGTCAGCTCTACAGACAGTTTAATACTGGTGGGTCTATCTCTGGACAACCTATTGTTACAGAGTCTGAAATCTATGTTGAAGTTACTGAAGCAGGTAATAAAAGAGTAATCAAATATTATTCTCTACCACATTGCGGTCTCAAAAAAACTATTCGTCTTTAATTAAAAAATATAGGTAAAAACTTGATTGTTTAGTGTCATGGTATATACTAAATAGTATACTATGAAAGTACTTAAACGAAACGGTAAGCTACAAATTTTAAACGATAAAAAGATCCACCAATGCGTGGATCGAGCATGTAAGGGTCTCAAGAATGTAGATCCTTTAACAGTTGTATATAATGCAACTCTAAAACTATATGATGGTGTACCAACTACAGAGATTGATAAGTCTCTTGTGTTGTCAGCAAGAGCATTAATCGAACAAGAACCGGAGTATACTCTTGTGGCCGCAAGATTGCTTCTTAATACTCTATATAAAGAAGTATTTGGTGAAGGTGTAGATAGTGATGCATTTGAACTTCAATATAAGAAGACATTCATCACTAATCTCAAAGCTTTGGTAAAGGCTGGAACTCTTAATAAAGATCTTCTTTCATTCGACCTCAAAGCAATTTCAGCTGCTCTCAATATTAAGAGAGATTATATCTTTGAATATCTCGGCGTTCAAACTATTGTTGATCGCTATTTGTGCCGTGTTGATGATAAGCTTGTAGAGTAACCACAAGCATTCTTTATGCGTATTGCAATGGGGTTAGCTCTTGCAGAAAAGCCAGAGGAAAGAACAGAGTGGGCTATTAAGTTCTACAATGTATTGAGCACGCACGATTACATGGCGTCTACACCAACGTTGTTCTATTCAGGAAATGTTCGTAGTCAGCTCTCTTCTTGCTTCTTGAATACGTTTTAAGATTCAGTATTTGGTATCTTTGATGGTCTTCATCAGGAAGCTCAGAAGAGTAAGTACGCTGGTGGGCTTGGAATGGACTTTACTCCCTTTAGAGCTGGTGGTGCTTTGATTTCTACTACAGGTGGTCAAACGACTGGAGCTGTTTATACTTGGAAATTGTTTAATGATATGCTAATTGCAATCAATCAAGGAGGAAAGCGAAAGGGTGCTGGTTGTGGTTATTTGGAAACATGGCATTACGATATTGAAGACTTTCTTGAGTTGAGGAAAAATGTCGGTGAAGAACGTAGACGTACTAATGATATGAATACTGCTAATTGGATTCCAGATTTATTCATGCAACAAGTTGCAGCTGATAGTAATTGGTTTCTTTTCTCCCCAGAAGAGGCTCCTGAATTGCATGACTTGTTTGGAACAGAATTTGAAGCTAAGTACTGGGAGTATGTTGCAAAAGGAAAGCGTGGTGAGTTGAGATTGTTCAAAGAGGTAGAGGCAAAAACGCTTTGGAAAAAGATGCTTAAGGCAATTTTTGAAACTGGTCATCCTTGGATCACATTTAAAGACCCTTGTAATATTCGTTATACTAATCAGCATGAAGGTATAGTGCACTCATCTAACCTTTGTACTGAAATTACTCTTCATACTAAGGCTACTAAATTCAAACCGAATAACGATCGCGATATTGCTGAGTATGGTGAAACTGCAGTTTGTAATCTTGGTTCAATCAATCTTAAGAATCATCTCATTGTAGATTCAAAAGGTGTTTATACTATTGATTACCCGAAGCTGAAAGATACTACAGCTATTGCAATTCGGATGCTTGATAATGTTATCGACATTAACTTCTATCCAACACAAGAAGCTAAAAACTCTAACGTAAAGCATAGACCGATTGGTCTTGGTTCAATGGGTTGGCATGATATGTTCCACGCTCTTCGAGTTAATTATGATAGTGATACAGCAGTTAAATTATCTGGTTATATTTCTGAGTTCATTTCATATCATGCAATTCTTGCTAGTAGCCAATTAGCTGAGACACGCGGTAAGTATTCAACGTTTGATGGCTCGCTTTGGAGTAAGAATGTATTCCCAGTTGACTCATATATTAATTTGATGTCTCAAAGAGACCCAACCTTTAATAAAACTCGTGAAGATTTAGAAAATCATGATTGGGAATCGGTACGCGAGTCAGTTAGTAAACATGGTATGAGAAATTCTAATGTACTGGCAATTGCTCCTACTGCGACTATTTCATCTATTGTTGGGTGCTCTTCAACAACCGAACCGATCTTCTCTAATTTATTCGTTTATCGTACTCTTAGTGGTGAATTTAAAATGATTAATAAGTGGCTTGTAGATGATTTTAAAGCTTTGAATATGTGGAATCATACTACGGTTCAGCAACTAGTTGCAGCTGATGGTGATGTAAGTCGAATGAACCTACCAGAAGGTATTCGTGATGAACTAATTGCAAGATATAAAACTGCATTCCAAGTAAATCAGTTTAAACTTCTCGATGCAGCAGCTGCTCGTGGTATTTGGATTGACCAAGCAATGTCAGTAAATCTCTTTAACGATCAAGTATCTCTAAAATATCTTAATGATATGTATATGCATGCTTGGACTTTAGGATTGAAAACGACTTATTACCTGCGTAATAAAGGTGCATCTTCAATTGAAAAAGCTTCTGTAAATAGTAATCAAATTTTAAGCTCTATTGGAGATGAAGCTCCAATGAAAGCATGTTTGATTGTTGACCCTACCTGCGAATCATGTCAATAAACTTCCCTCAACCGTTTCTGGAAGAGTTGACAGATGATGAACACTCTTTGCTCTGCAGTATTTTAAACCAAGGTAAGTCCGTGGTTTATGAACTGGCCTACTGCAGAGCAGGAGTGGTTCTCAACAATTTAAATAAAGCGCAATTAACTGAAGAAGGTGAAGTTACACGTAAAAGTATTTTAAACAAATATAACCAATACATGGGAAAGCCGATAGAATAAATAATAATATGAGCGAAAAAACGGGATTAATTCTAGGTAAAGAAAAAGAGGGTGTGAATCAAATTTTACCACATAAACATAAATGGGCATGGGATTTGTATAAGATTGGTAAACGTAATAATTGGGATCCAGAAGAAATTCCAATGAACGTTGATATTAATAATTGGCGGGGTAATAAGTTGACTGATGCAGAAAAATTGGTAGTACGACGTACGCTTGGATTCTTCGCAGGATCTGAGTCGTTAGTAGGAAATAATTTAGTATCTCTCTTTAGACATATTACTGATCCAGAGTGTCGTCAATATATGGCACGGCAGATTTGGGAAGAATGCTTGCATAACGATACAGTTGTTTATATTTGCGATTCTTTGAGTCTTGATCTTAAGGAAGTATATGAAGCGTACGCGACAGTACCATCTATTAAAGCTAAAGATGATTTCTTAATGTCCATTACAAAGAATCTTAAACATGATGTTGATACATCAACCGTGGAAGGTGTTCGTGAAGTCATTAAGGCAGCCTTTATTTACTGGGTTATTTGTGAAGGTACGTTTTTCTTCTCTGGTTTTGCAATGTTGCTTGCATTGAAATCAAAATTACCTGGTGTTGGTGAGCAAATTGAGTATACTCTTCGTGATGAATCTAATCATATCAAGTTCGGTTGCTCACTTATTCGTCAGATTATTAATCAGATGCCAGAAGTTTGGACTGAAGATTTCCAAAATCTACTTGTTGGTTATTTAAAAGAGGCAGTTGCACTTGAGATCGCTTATGCGAAGGATGTGTTGCCTGTTGGGATCTTAGGTTTGAATTCGAATATGTTCATTGACTATATGCAATATATCGGTAACAGGAGACTTGAAAGTATTGGTATTTCATATCGTTTTGAAAATGATAAAAATCCATTCGATTTCTTATCAGAAGTTCAAGATTTAATTAAGGCTAAAAACTTCTTTGAATCGAAAGTAACTGATTATCAATCTGCAGGAGCATTAGATGATGACTTTTAATTAGTCTTTGTTAATATTACTTTAATCAACGGTCCCCGATAGCATTGCTATCGGGATTCCCATAAATATAAGATGCTAGATAATCTTGATCCAGACTTACGTACATCAGTTATTGGTTTTATTTCAGGGTTGCTTGGTGTCTTTTTAATTTTTGTAAAAAAGATACTTAACAATCTTAGTGATAAAATTTTTACTAAACGTGATGCCGTAGTAGAAACATTAAATGTGGGTAAACTAATAAAGGACTGCTTAACAAATTTGTTAGTTGACTGGGATGCAGGTAGAGCATTTATTGTACAATTTCATAATGGTGGTAGTTTCTTTACAGGTGGATCAATGCAGAAGTTTTCAATCACTCATGAAGAGATTGCTCCAGGTGTTCACCCAATGCATAAGGTGTTGCAAAATATTATTATAACAAATGCATCTTGGATCGGAGATGTTCTTGATGGTACTTTCGTTGTACCGAGCGTTAAAAAACTTCAAGATGTTACAACAAGAACATTCTTTGAAGAGTTTGGTGTTGAGTCTGTTATAGGTATACCTCTTAAGAAGGATAATAGAGTAGTTGGTATTTTAATGCTGCAATTTATTTTAAAACAACCTAAACTTGATGATGCTTGTTTGATTAAACTCGCTGATCAATGTAAAAATATTCCATCGTTGTTATTACACTGCTAAAATATAAATAATATTAATAACATGAAACAACGCTCTATTTGGTTAAATGGTGGTGATGAAACAAAACAAGAACAACCTATTCAAAATATTATTCGTATAGAAGGTATTAATGGGGAAGAAGAAGCGATAACATCTCACATTAGAGGCTCTGAAAATGAAATTGCATTTTATGGTGAAATTAATACTGTTACAGCTGGTGAGATTTGTAGATTGTTAAATGAAACAGATTTAAGATTACAAAATACTAAAAATATGTTAGGAGCTGATTATGATCCTACTTTACATTTTAGAATTAGATCTGATGGAGGAAGCCTTTTTGATAGCCTTGCTATTTTAGATAGAATGGCTTACCTCAAAACAAAAATATATACTTACGTGGAGGGTGGTGCAGCAAGTGGTGCGACTCTTATTAGTGTTGCTGGTAAGCGTCGCTTCATCGGTAAAAATTCATTTATGTTAATCCATCAGTTGTCTGCTGGTTCGTATGGTAATTTTCAACAGCTAGAAGATCAGCAAGCAAATTATAAACGATTGATGACATCTATCAAGGACATCTATAAAACATACACTAAGATGCCAATGAAGAAGCTTGATGAAATTCTTAAACATGACCTATGGCTTACAGCTAAGGAGTGTTTGGAATATGGGATGGTAGATGAAATTATATAGTTGATCTTCGAGCTTTTTAGATCATAATATAATATGGATAAAAAGCTCTATTATGACGACATCGCTCTAGTACCAAGATTTTCAACTGCTACTTCTAGATCTGAATTAGATGTATCAACTAATCTAAGTGATCGTTCAATTAATCTTCCAGTAATACCAGCTAACATGAAATGCGTTATCGATACAAAGATAGCGCATTTTCTATCTGAACATGATTACTTTTATATCATGCATCGATTTGATATGGATAATTATGAGTTTGTTGAAAATTGTAACAAATATAATTGGAATCTTATTTCTATTTCAGTTGGTGTAAATGAGTCAGATAAAATTGCACTTACCAACATCGCTGGCTCTAAGCTTAGAGTAGATTATATCACTATCGATATTGCACATGGTCATAGTGTATTGATGAAAGATATGATCAAATTTATAAGAGATCTCTTACCAGAAGTTAAAATCATTGCTGGTAACATTTGCACCAAACATGCTTATTATGATTTAGTTTTATGGGGTGCAGATATTATTAAAGTTGGTGTTGGACCTGGAGCAGCATGCACCACAAAGCTCAAAACAGGATTTACTTACCCAATGTTTAGTTGTATAAGTGAAATTGATACTTATAGAACGGAAAATGATTTACATATACCAATTATTGCAGATGGTGGTATTGAACATAATGGTGATATTACTAAAGCATTAGTAGCTGGAGCTGATTATGTAATGTGTGGTAAATTGTTTAGTGAATGTATTGATTCACCCGCACCACTTATCAATGGCCAAAAACATTATTTTGGCTCAGCATCAGAACATAATAAAGGTCATTCAAAAAATATTGAAGGTAAACTTCTTCAGCTTAATCAAAATGGAATGACATTTGAAGATAAGCTTCAAGAAATTAAACAAGATTTACAAAGTGCTTTATCCTATTCTGGTTGTAAAGATCTTTCGCAAATGTGGATGGTGGAGTGGATTTTAATCTAATTTATAGACTAAGGAGTTAAACTATAACTCTTATCAGTACCACGAAAATTTAAAAAGGTATTTAGGATTCTTGCTAAAAACACATTTAACCAATTACCCTTATCATATTTTGCCCCATCAGCAATTGCTTCACTAGCAACAGCAAAATCTGCTCTATTAATACCTCTATCAATTGCTTCTTGTCTCATTACATTGTTGACACTTTTAGTACTAGTACTCTCTAATAGTCTCATTGGTACAGAAGGAAATTCATGACCATGTGGTAAAAGTTGTATAGCATTATTGCCTTGGAAACCTAAAAATATTTTTATAGGTACAACTTTAGTACCAGCTGCAAGTGGTCCTAATGCAAACGGTGGGGATTGCGGTACAGTATTATAGGATAATGGGTATGTTGGTTGATTCGTTTGAACGTAATCGGGAAAATAAGGCCACTGACTACTAGCTGGTCCACTAGGTGACCCATTGATAGTAGCAGTTGGGGTATTTAATCTTTTTATTACAGCTAATTCAGCATTAAGTACGGTGGATGCTAACATGTTAGCAGCTACACCACCAATAACAGCTACCCCAGCTATCCAACTACCAAACACTAGCTGACCTTCAGCTCCTTCACTAGTAAACCCAACTATGGTTTGTTGAATTTCTCTAGGACCTGTAATATGGTTAACAAATAATTCACCTTCGGAATATATACCTCCTTGAACAATTACATTACCAGAAACACCTAATGTGCTATCCACCACAACTTGCGCATCACTTTTAATATTTACAAAGCTGCCTTCAATAGTAACGTTAGAGTTACCTGTTATGTTTACACTTTCACCACCAATTAAGGTTTGAGTTGTACTACCAACTTTTGTAACCGTTTCACTAATTAAGCTAGCACTACCACCTGATACTAGATGCACACCACCACCACCAGCTTTTACAGAAAATCTGTTACCTACATCCACATTATAATTACCACATGGGAATGCAGACCAGTTATCAACTTCTTGAACTATGGGTACTCCACCATCTTGAGATCTTGTACCTGTTGGTGATACTACAATACCAGCTTTAACACGTTTGCCTTTTGGAACAACTACACCTTGTGGTGTACTATTTGGAGCAGCACCAACTATAGTGTGTTTATTTCTAATAATATTTTCTACATAATTACCACCAGTACCAAAATCTTTTTCAATTTCATTGAATTTCTTCTGCTTAGAAGAAATTAACGTTGATATTCCTTGCTTTTCTGTATTAGGTGGTGCAGAACTACCTTCTACAATTTGAGGTATTGCAACATTTAAAACTTCTATTTTAGGGGGTGCATTTAATGGTGGTGGGTTTGGTAATGCAATCATATAAAATTAGTTTGTTGGTTTAGATGTATCTCTTTTTTGAAGTGTAGCCTGAGTTGGATTTATTTGAGGTAATGAATATAAATTTGGATTATTAACAGCACTTCCTATCGCTTTCGTTACACCAAAAAGAGCAGTTGAAGCTGTATTTACAGCTCCACTTAATAGTTTAGTAGCTTCAGCCCCAGTTGTACTTAACGCACCACCTACAGCACCACCAACACTAGCTCCAGCTTGTGTTAACAAATAACCTGGTATCTCTGCAGCCTTATATACACCAGCTGCTAATTGAGCATTAGCTTGATCAATTACTCTAGTAACACCATTAACTGAATCGGTAACTACATTTTTAATATCTTTAAGCGGTGAAGTAATATCACCAATAGCATTTGATACACCTCTAAGCGCATCATTAGCTAACGTTTGAACTGCTGAAGTAACAGCACTTGTAGCTAATGATGTAGCTGCATTTCTAAGTATTCGACCTATAGATAATTGTATCTTCAATGTTATATTATTCAGTATTTCACCTGAAGCTATTTTACGTTGTAATTCATTTATACCAACTGCTGGTGAATAAATTATACCATCAACAGCACCTTGTAATGAATTAAGACTATTAATAGTATTTTGAATGGTTTCAGCTATAGGAGCTGAAATACCAGTTGCTAGTTGACAAAATGACCCTGCTCCGCTAAGTGCTGGGTTTGCAGCTGTAGGTGCAACGTTTTGCCCTACGCCATTATTTTGTAATGTTTTAGGATTGGGATATGAGCCGCTATTTGCCATAGGTTATGCTAAATTGGTTAAATTATTGTAATCCACACCAGGTAATATTGGATATGCTGGTATTTTGGTATCCGGTAATAAGTTAGCAGCTGCTATTGAGGCAAACTCATCAGCCCATCTGCTATATGCATTTTTTATTAATGCATCAGCTGGACCAACAAACAATATCATATCACCGTTATCGACTCGTGTTTCTTTGGTACCATTTACATATACGTTATCATCACCACCTACAGATACAAATCTATCCATTATAGTGGTTAATCGATGGGTAATGGGGGTAAATTCACTTATACCGGATGAGTCTGTAACTTTACTATTACCATGATAATCACCTTCAGCTACATATGGGTTGTTCGAAGAATTTGAAACAACCTTTTTCTCAGCTAAAGTATTAGTTACTGTACCTCCATCACTTGGCATAAAAATATTTAGGCAATTGCTGTAGTTTGTCCATCCGCTTTATTAACATTTGCAGCTAAAAATATCTGTCTATATTGTAATGCGTCTGGTATTGCTGCTATATAAACTGGGTAATTTATATTACCACTGAAAAATTGAAGTAGAAGTGTACTACCAACTCTTGGTACAGAAAATACTCCTTTGGGTAAATTTGTTAAATCTGGAGCTCTACTATAAGGATTTGGATCCGCATTTCTAACAAATGTATTGCTGGGGTTGCTATAACCACCACCAGTATTAATCACACCTTGTAATGATGTGTAATTTTGTGCTGGGTTTTTAATTGCTTCTAAACCTATGCATGGATTTTCTGTAACAGATGCTTTACCAGATGCAGCATCATACATACCCATGCCTACATCCCCAACTATAGGTGAAGTAGCTGTAGCCCAAGGACAAAAACTTTTGAGATATTCAATAACATCAGGAGTTAAACTAGTAGTGATATTATCACCTATAAATCTAAATTGTGAACTAGATTGCCCTTTGAATAGTGCTTGTAAACTAGCACTATGAATGTCGGGTATAAACACTTGCACTCTACCACTATAAGGTATTTCTCTATCGTAATTATCAATTACGATACCTTTGTGTATTCCATAATCTGCGGTTAAATCCATATTATTATTATTATTCTGCTACTGGTACTGCTTGCACTATAGTTTGTCTTACTGGTATTGATTGGAAGTTTGTATAAGGTCTATATCTAAAATTATAATTTCTAAAAGTATTTCTACCCTGTAAAGGTCCTTCAGTGCCATATATAGTCATATTATTAACTCTACCTAATTGTATTCTAGCTTTATTAACCCTTTCAGCTTCTGCCTTTAAAAAATTATCTGCAATACCTGGTACATTTATTCCTGATACTAAATCATCACTCTTTCTACTCAATGATTCAAGCTGACTTATTTTACCAAATGCTAAATCATTGTAAATATCACTATTAACAATATTGCGTTGTAATTGAGTTGATAGTTTGTTATATACTTTTGCACGTATACAAGCACCAATTTGCGCGCCTACATATTGACATCTTTCACTTTGATTGAACCCATCAAACATATCAGCTGCTAACTCTTTAGTATCCCTATAAAGACCAGTTAAAAGACTTTCAACACCACAAACAGATTTTGTGATACCGCTAGCTAGCTGTGATATTTCTGTAAGTTTATTTGTATACTTACCTATCACATTTTGGACCTGGGATGAAATATTATCAGCAATAGCAATGAAGTTACTTTTAATACCTTCTAATGCTATTGAAGTAAACTCACCTAGTATATTAGCACCAAGTATGTTACCAAGAACTGATGGTAAACATGAAATATTTTCCAATACACCAGTAGCATAACTTTTAATTTGCTTTGCATCTGATAGAAGCTGATTTACGTATGCCATAAAATTATTTAGTTGAAATTATCTATATCAAAACTATAATGATATATATGTTAATATCACATGAATCACCAATATCAATGTTACCGTTATCTTACGGTTATAACGACTATGATTACGCTTTAGTCCACTTATTTGAAAAATATCCAGACTATTATCAATTTTTTAAAACAAGTCTACAAATTGGTAGAGAAGTTTTACTTGATAATTCAATTTTCGAACTAGGAGTTGCTTTTGATAGCAGTAAATTTTACAATTATATTGTTGACTTAAAGCCTTCATATTATGTTGTACCTGATGTGTTGGAAGATGCAATAGGAACTATTGAGTCATTTATCAGGTGGGATAAGGAACATAATCATGAACCGATTAAACATATACCACGAATTGGTGTTGTACAAGGAAAGACATTTACTGAACTTGCTGATTGTTATGACTTCATGTCAAAACATGCAGATTACATTGCAATTAGTTTTGACTATTCTTATTATCAGATTACAGGTTTCGGGTCAAACAAGCTAGAAAAGCAGAGAAATGGTCGCATTAAGCTATTAGAAGACTTTGTTAAGTATGGTATTTGGAATAGAAAAAAACCTCACCATCTTTTAGGTTGTTCTTTACCGAATGAATTTGGTCATTATACACTTGATTATAACTTCAGTAATATTCGATCTGTTGATACCTCCAATCCGGTTGTAGCAGGTATACATAATATGAGATATATGAAAGGTGTTGGTCTTGTTGATAAACTTAGCATCAAACTTTGTGATCTTATTGACTATAAAGTAACTGAAACTAATAAGAAAAATATTTTGTTTAATGTTGATGAATTTAAAACTATCAATTTTCTATGATTGTTAAATTAACAAAAAAGGAATGTTTGAATCTTGCAGAGTCAATTGATAGTAAAACTAAAACCTATTTAGTTGATGACTGTATTGCAACATGGGATAGAAAAGATCTTTGGCACCAATTACCATTCGCATACATTGAACAGAAACAAATCATAAGTGTGATGTTTGCAAATGTTGAAGAGTGTTCTAATGGTGAGGAAATTCTTTATATTCAAAGAGTGTTTACGTTACCTGAATTTAGACAAAAGGGATATTTTAGAAAAATCTTTAATGAAGTATATTCTACATATCATAAAAAGGGGTGTAGGTATCTCAAATTATTTGTTGATAAGGATGCTTATAAAGCATATAAAGCAATGAAATTTATTATGAATGAAAAAACTAGTGATGATAAATATTATTTTGTTTTTATTCCAATGATTCATCAAGTATTAGAGTATAATAACTTCATCAATTCACTTGCACCCAAACAATTATTTTTAAGTGAATCTGCATATTATTTTTATCTTGATATGCACGAAAAGTATAATATAATTAATTATGATTATTTCATTTACAGGAGCTCAATCTACAGGTAAATCTACCCTTCTTACTAATTGCATGGAGGAATTTGGAGATAAATTTATTTATTTTCCAGAGATTACGCGTCAACTTAGATCTGAATGCGGGGTTGCAATTAACGAAGCTGGTGATAGCACAACGCAAAATCTTATTACTGCAGAGCATATCAAAAATATGCTTAAAGCTAGTAGGCAAGATACAATTCTAGATAGATGTATTCTAGATGGTCTTGTTTATACGATGTATTTGCATTTTGATAAAAAGCAAGTAGATGAATTAACGTTAGCGTTTTCTATTAAAATTTTCAATGAGTTAATAGATAAGGTTGATGTAATTTTTTATACTGATCCAAAAGATGTACTTTTAGTTGATGATGGTGAACGTAGTATTGACGTTAACTTCAGAAATAAAATTATTGAAATTTTTGAATGGGTAATCAAAGAATATAAAATAAAAAACGTAGTAAAACTTTCTGGTACAGTAGAGGAAAGAATGCATACTATTAAAAATACACTACTGCAAAAAGGAATTAATTTATGAAAACAGAAAAACTAGATAACTCAAATATTGATGTTCACCTTGGTAAGACATCTCAATATAAATCATTATATGATAATTCTCTTCTTGTAAGGGAACCTCGTAGTAATAATCGTAAGCATCTTGGTATTGATGATGACAAACTTCCATTTGTTGGTTATGATACATGTAATGCTTATGAAATCTCAGCATTAACTTATAATGGGTTACCTGTTACCGGTATTGCAAAAATTGTATATTCTTGTGATAGTAAATATATTGTTGAATCGAAATCCCTTAAGTTGTACTTCAATTCATACAACATGACTAAACTTGCAGTCACACCTGATGATGTAAGGGAAAAGATAGAAGCTCTAGCTAGTAAAGATCTTTCTAACCTTTTAGAAACAGAAGTTAATGTTAAGATCTTTTCAGATCAAGAAATTGTTTTTGAAACGGTTAATTTGTCGGATGAATATTATAATCAGTTCGTTACTATTGAAAGTGAATATGAACATCAATTGACTGATGAGTTTAATGTTTATCAAGAAACTCCTGAGTTGATTGAGATGGTACCAAGTACTGGTATTACTAAGAAGTTTCATAGTGCTCTTCTTAAATCTAATTGTCGTGTAACTTCTCAACCGGATTGGGGAGATGTTTATATTACGTATAAAGGTAAATGGGATGTTGACCCAGTATCACTTCTAAAGTATATTGTTTCATTCCGCGATGAATGTCACTTTCATGAAGAAATTTGTGAAACTATTTACAAACGTTTGTCTGATTGTTTGCAACCAGATGAGCTGAGTGTAATATGTCTATATGCACGTCGTGGTGGTATTGATATTAATCCAGAACGAGTATCACATGAAAGTATGCTGCATTGTACGCTAAGTAATGAGGAATTTGCACATGCAAAGACTCCAAAGCAGTAATTCCATCTGAACATAAAAAAAGCCCGATGAATTAATTCATCGGGCTTTTTTGTATATGAATTAGGCTTCGTAACCTTGACGAAGTCTTACTTGACGACCAACTGTACGGTAAACAACATTTGTTGATGTTAAACCGCTAAATGTAGCTGTATAATCACCATCAGTTGCTAAAATAACTAAAGGATTATCAAGTTGACTTGTGCTTAAAGCAACAGCTGATGTACCTCTTGCAGAAATATTAATGTTAGTAGTAACATAGTTTGGATCATTGAACTTAATAGTAGCGGTAATAGTAGATGTACTCTGTGTAAATGTGGATGTATCAACTTTACCGTATACAACAACAGCACCAAGTCTTGTACCTTGCGTTAAACTGATACCAATAGGTGTAGCACTAACACCGTTAAGAGTAGCATTTGGAGTAAGAGTAAACGCTACAGACAAGTTACTTACTGTTGTGGTTCCACTCAACGAAGGCACAACAAGAGTGGTAGCAGCTGAAAGAGAAAGAGTACCACTAATAGCAGATGTTGCAGGAGTACGTGTAACAGTTTGAACTGTACGGTTAGAAAGCGGTAGAAGATAGTCGTAAGGCATATTAATATTTATGCTTCGTTGGGTATTTTTTACATAAAAAACCCTTGGTGTAGCAATCCACCAAGGGTATAAAACATTAAGTTTTAGAATTATTACATGTAAACAGACTGTACACCAGGAGTGAACGCAGTACCTAGACCTGTTACAATTACAATGTGGTAATAGAGATTTGCACCAAAGATGTTATCGACAACACCATAACGTGTAAGCAAGCCTACGCGTGGGGCGAAATCGTTTGGACCGATAGTTCTCTGTACCATGATTGGAATGTAAGGGCAATAGATGATACCTGTATCATAAAATTCAGGACCTTTGTAACCTAGGAGAGCATATTCAAGCGCTGTTGTGCGACCTGAAGGATTGCCGTATCCTGTGGTTGAGCCGTAGCCGGGGTTCTGAACTTCTGTACGTGTATCACGGTATACTGTGAATCTACCACCAACTGTACCTACCTTAGCAATACCTACACCTTGTGTGTTGACGTTACCATCAACAGACATCCATTGGAATTCAGGTAGCATTTCAAGAATAGCGCACACACGTGGTGTTGCTACAATGAAGTTTGCTGCCCCTCTTCTGTTACGGACGGCGATTCGGTTTGCTTCGATAATAAGTTTCTGATAGAAATCACGATTGCGTTCTGCTAACCAGCGACCGTCAGCTGAGGCTGGACTCCAGAAGGAGTAGCCTGCTGTTGCACCACCGTTAAGAGCTGATTGGATCATTCTCATGACCATTTCACGGTCGATTTCTGCTTGAATTTCATACGACATAGCGTTAGTTAATTCAGCATCGATATCGATACCATTCATGTTCTTGAGATCCTGCTCTAATTCGATGGACCAGCGAGCACCCAATCTACGGGTACCTGCTTCAACTGATGTCTTTTCAAAGCTTACTTCTACTGTAGGAATGTTGGAGTTGATTTCGAAATTCTTAAGAATTTCGGCAACACCTTGATCAGGACCTAGGAACGAGAACGCAGAACCACTTCCAAGACCACTAAGGTATTGAGAAGAAGTGCCTGTGAAGCGAGTTTCTAAGAACTGGAATCCTAATTCGTTGTCACCATATGGTGTGTTCTGACCAGTGTAGGATACACCTTGCTGGTTATGAGCTGCACCTGTGGACGACGCTGCAGTAGGAGGTGTACCATTGGTAAAGTAGCCATCTGTGAGATTAGCACCACCAAGGGTTTGTGTTCCATACTTGTAGCGAAGAGCGAATGCAAGTCCTACTGGACCTGTCATAGGCTGTACACCAACGATTTCGTTCGAAATAAGCTCTGGGAATGTACGTCTGATCATCGGAATAAGGATCTTAGGTAAGCGCGCGTCACCTGTAGCATAGTTGTCACCATTTGGTACAGCACCACCGTATTGGTTCACATTTACTGAACCGTTACTGAATGCTGAACCGGTGCCACCGGCTTGGTTGGACTCACGAAAACAGAACTGTTCTTGGTTTTCAAGAAGTACTGCTGTCGTGTAGCGCTTATAAGAATCCTCGATTGGAGCAACTGTGCTAGACGTATAGTCTAATACAGGAGCCCATTTTTCAAGAAGAGCGTCAGCTCTTGATTGATCGATGAAGGACTGTGGAGCGTTGATTTTCATACGTTTTATCATTTTGGACTCATGGGATTGGATACCCAAGCAACTCAAGTCATATGACTGACTTCATTAAATCTTACTTCCTATCAAGTTGACCTAGATAAGAAGAAATTAGCGGATTATGCTTAATCCCTCTGTTGTTTTCTGTAACAACTTTAGGAGCATCGCTCTTAACAGTGCGATTGTTGAATGCTTGTTCCTTAATGGTTTCAAGCTGTTCAGCATCTCTCTTGTCATAGAGTTTTGATACATAATCAAAATTTTCTTGTACAAACTTAAGATCTTTATCAGAGAGAATCTTTTTAATATATTCATTCTTTGATGCAGTCATTTTAGCGACTTTTGATTCGATGAATAAATTCTTATTCATGTCGTCAATTTTTCTCTTAAGTTGATTGTTTTCTTTCACAAGCTTTTGTGATTGTTGGGTAGCTTCATCAATTTGTTGCTTACCTTCAACAACCGCATCTTTGATTGACTCTTTCATAAGAGCTGAATCAACTGCTAGTGTTTTTCTCAAACCTTCAAGAATAGCAAGTGCTTGCTTATTCTTAGTAGCTTCTTCAATTGCAGCTACTGGAATAGCTTCACTGATATAAGCTTCAAGGTATGTGGAAATATTATCTACGATTTGTGATTTGAAAGTAGAAGCGTTTTCATTAAGCTCACCTTCATATTTTTTGACAATTTTAATAAGCTTTACAGCGTTATTTTTGTCAATAGCTTCAACAACTTTTGTAAGCTTATCGGAATGATCTTTGTTGATAGCCTCTAGAAGTGACTTTAATTTTGAAGCGTAAAGTTCGTCTTGTTTAGTAAGAGCTGATTCAACGTGAAGATTAAGCTTTTGTGTAAATGCTTTTTCAATTGCATTAACTGACTCTTCTGATAAGATGTTCTGTGGGATTAGGTCCTTAAGCATAAATTTTAAAAAAGTGTTGGCTTCATAGCTTGAGAAATTCTCTTCATGAGCTTATTCTCAATTACTTGCTTCAAATATTTATTAGCTTCAGCATACTTTTCTTCGCTTATACACTTAATAAAGTTTGCAATTAAAACATTTTCTTTAATAACTTTCTTTTTCTTTGGTTTTTTAGCATCCTTAGCTGCTTTTTTCATCGATTCTTTTTTGTTACCATCTTTGTCAAGATCGATATAGTCAGGTTTACTACCCTTTTTAGAAGTCTTTTTAGCCTTTGCCATATAGTTATTTATAGTCTAGAGATGAATTTTAAGATCTGTTCAGTGAGAAATTTATCTACATTATTTCTAGGTAATGAACCAATACTTTTTTGAAGTGTGTCATAAGCTTCTTCAAACTTACCATCTAATGCAAGAACAAATTGTTTTGATTCTAAAATACCATTAACAAAAGCTTTTGGGCATGATGGATCAGCAACACAATCAACTGCAATAAGTCTCATGTTACGAACTGTATTATACTTTGAACTTTCTTCTAAAGTTCCTAAAGCACGTGAAGACATACCAACCTTCACACCATCATTAATAAGTGACTTAACGATTAACCCACAAGGTGTGGATAATACTTTCGACTTACCAACGTAAATATTCCCTTCACAATACATTTCTGTAACAAGGTGACAAGCTCTTTCAAGATCAACGTCTGCAGATGTAGGATGATTAAGTTCACCCATTGCACGTTGTGTCTTAATCATTTCTTCATTATAACGTCTTACTTCGCGTTCAAGTTCATCTTTTGGGTACCTACGATTATTCTTATTAACATCTTCTGCCATCATATAAGGGCCTTTGATATATAAAGACGACGGAGCGTTTCTATTTTGTTCTTCGTAGATATATTCGAATTCTTCTTTAATTGGTTTTTCTACTAGTAGGTTTAGACGCATTGCCATATACTTATTTATTTACTGTTAAGTGTTTTTCTGTGATAATAATAAACTCTAGGTCCTTTTTATTGCACCATTCACGAGCTGCTTGCCATTTAGCTTGGTTAGTTATATACATCGTTTGTTCGTAAATCAGATTAGATTTCTTACGATAATTGGTTTTAGGTGGTAGTAGTTGACCAGATGGTTTTATCTCCACAAGATACCTTTTTATCTTACCACTACCCTCTTTTATTTTCACAAAATTATCTACAAAGTATCGATGCATTTTACCATCTAATGGATTCAAATATGGAATGATAATATTTTCAGATCCCCACTTTAATACATTTTCATTAAAATCGCAGAACTTCATAAATCGTAATTCTAAAGACGATCTATAAAATGCCTTAGTACCAATAAACTTGTTTATATTTTTTGGTATGAAAACACCTTGAGTATATTTTGAATTTTTCTTCATCATTAACCGACAAAGAACATTATAGGATCATTATCACCGAAACCTGGAGATGCGCCTTCGTAGAGTTTTTTCTCAAGTTCAGCTTTTTCACTCTTACCTTCTTCTAATAAATCGTAGTTAAGTGATCCACCACCAAGTAGTGCTACCTGACCAAATTTACCTCTAACTCTACCAACAGAAATTTTACTCAATGCAAGAGCATATTGATATATCCAAGGCTCCATAATCATATCACGTATGGCTTTTTCAACATAACATGTAAGAACAGCATAGAACTGAGATGTACCTGATGGTTGTGGGAAGATTTTAAGAATCTGTGTTCTGTCGTTAAATTCATATGAGCGTTTTGTAGCTAAAACTTTCTCTCTCATATCAATCCACTCTTTCATTGTATACCATGATACAAGGTCAAACCCATAATTACCTAATGCATATGAAAAATATGTCTGTTGTGATAATGTTTGCTCTAATGTAAACAAGGTATTAATACCCTGATTGCTACCTTCTTCTAAACTAGTTATACTAATAACCTTTCTATAATCTAGAACATCATAATCATATATAGAGTTAATTCTTAAACCTGGAACAGCCTGTTGCTGTACAGTTGGTGTTGGTACAAATGATGATTTGAATGAGCTAGATAACGGTCCGCTTAATGCTATAATTTCATTATATGTTGGTACACTTATAAGTTCATATGTAGAAATACCATTAGTGAATACACTTAACGAAGATGATGAGGTAAATACAGAGCTTGATATTGCAGATGTACATACATAAGCTGTATTGGAAACAGTATAATAAAACGATGAACTTGGTTGTGTAATTAAATGACTATTTTGTTCTGCTTGAGTTAACCCGGTTCTAGCTAGCGTATAAAGCTTATCTATAGGTAGGCCTACGTCATGTTCATATAATCTTGAATCGAAAATCAAATACTCTTTAGTGTACCCAGCATATTTTGTAAACATTTCAATAGCTATCGAAATGTTCTCATAGAGTTGATCTTTATGAATTTCAACCGTTACTAACGGGTAACCCATTGAACGTAAAATTCTATCACCTAACCTATCAAATGTTGTAATCTTTGAATTAAGATTAGTAGACTGAAACGCTGAAATAGGGGTTATTGTACAAGGTAAGCTCATTTATGTTATTTAAGCTGTTGGAGCTTCACTAGCTGGAGGAGCTTCTGGTGGTGGTGCTTCACCCTCTGGTGGTGCTTCACCACCTACTTCTGCTGGACCACCTCCAAATGACGGAGGTAAGCCTCCTCCACCACCTCCTCCTCCACCACCGAGATCAGCGCCTCCTTCTGCTGGAGGAGCTCCTGCTTCGATAGCTTCCTTCCAGTTAGGACCAGAATTACCAATTTGTTGTAATTCCCATTGGAACTCTGCATCTTTTCTAAGATACTCTCTATTAGCAAGAACCTGGAGGTCTGTCCAATTAAGATATCTTTTTTGAGCGTATGTCTTAGAAATAAATTCACTTTGTGTGATATTATTGTAAGTTGTTGTTTTAAGTTCCATCTTTTGATTTTCTCTCAAATCGTAGAAGTTAGTTGGAGCATTAAAATCTACACTTAAATTAGTTTCTTTTAATTCATATTCATCCCAAATATTTTTAAGTTTGAGATGGGTAATGAATGTCTTTTTGATTGCTGAGGAAAATCTTTGCTGCATTCTAATAACAAAACGTGCAAATTTAAGTTCTTCTCTTAAAATTTCACTACCATCTCTAAATGCATCTTGGGGGTCAAGTCTTGATGTTGGTACTTTAAGTGATCTATATAGCTTTTTGATAAAGTACATCAAATCAGATAATTCACCAAGATTAGCACCACCAGGAAGTTGTTTTACATCTGTACCTTCTGATCCTTGACGCTTTGCAAACCAGAATGCATCTAGCATTGATTGTGGTGTAAATTTTTGTACTGCATCACCTTGATCAACATCAAACGTCTTTGTTGACCAATAATTCTGAATAAGCTTACGAAGATATGCTTCTGCTTTTGGTGGTGGCATATTACCAACATCAACGTTGAATACAAGACGTTCTGGTGCTCTTACCATTCGGTAAATAACAATAGCATCTTCAATTAGAGAAAGCTGTCTATAAGCTCTTCTTGCATTTTCTAAAATTGGTAAAACAAATGTTCTATTTTCATCATATATACCAGAGTTGATATATGTAATCTGATTTTCATCCATTGGGATATAATCATATTTTTCCACCTTTTGAGGTTGCTTAGGATCAAGAATAGGTTTTTTATAAATATAACCTTTGATCATAAGGTTTTGTAAGTTGTTATATACAGGGTCGCAAAGTTCAGATGGTATATTAACGAACCCTAAAATACCTTGATCTGAATAATCTTTATGAATAATATTTTCAAAAAATACTTCACCTTCAGTAAGAAATTGTCTGATATACGACCAACCTTTACTTTCAAAATCAAAATATTCTACAATTTTATTAAACTCTTTTGTTATAGTTTGTTGTTGATCATCTGTAAGTTTTATGTCCCTAAACTCCAAATTTACAATATTACCATTTTCATCTTTGTTAACAAATTCATCACAAATTTCATCTAATGCATCAGCGACATCAGAATATGCTGCCATAATTCGATAATCACGTAATCTACCAGCTTTGTCTGAATTAACGTTGGAATAAAGAACAGATTGAAGACTTTTATCAGCAGCAAATAGACCACCGCCAGGCTCACCTTGATTTCCAATAGCTATCGAATTATTTGCTAATGCCTCAGAGCGCTTTGGTCCATTTTTTGCAAAAACCTCATACTTGGGATTTTTTTCTTGGATGTTATCTACTTCTTTGTATGAGTAAGGCAACCTTTGTGCAATATAGGTCATTAGACCCCTACCAAATGTTGATGATTTACCTGTATTGTTTTCTTGCATTGCCATATTATTATATATTTAACTCAAATAAGTGTAAAAACAATGTTTCTTGATTGATATGATGAATCCCAACCAACTTCATTTGCAACAACTATTGTAAAATCACCTGTTTGTTGGGTATATGGTAAGGTGAAAAATAATAATTTATCGCTAACTATTGTATAATCATCAATAAGAAACCCACTTACTGTGCCTTGTTCGATTGTAGATATAGATGTGAATCCTGGGTATAAGCTAGTATTATTTGACGATAACATCAAATATAAAACATCACTATCTTTATACCATTCACCACCCACCGAAAATGTTAGATTTGATAACTGATTACGTACTGTTGTATTTTGAGTAATTTCAACTTGAGCTTTAGAGCTAAAGGATGTTCTAGCATTAATACTTCTAACAGAAGGTATACCAGATATAGAAAATGATTCTGTTACACCTGTTAAATTCATACCAGAAAGTGTAAAATAAGAATTTTGTGTTAGAGCAGGACCTGATTTAGCTGTTAGGTTATAAAAATTTGTATCGATAACAAAAATATTTGATGCTTCTTCGAACTTTTTAAATAACCAACCTTTTATTGTAAAGGTTGTGTCAGCAACAATATTATATTTGTCAGATGATGTAAGCTCTATAGGTGGGTTAAGATTGATATTACCATCCCATAATACCTCGGATCTTATCTCACCATAATAGCTTAACCCAGCTGATTCTGGTACCTTCCATGAAATTATAATATACGGGTTATTATATGGAACAAAATTAGATAAAATCTGATCAATATCAGATTGGAATTTTGCAATTATAGAAAGTGAAACTGTTATATTAACAGGTGTTGGTGTAGGTATCTTACTAAATGTTGCGCTATTTCGGTTATATATCTTTTGCATATAGAACCCATCCAATTTATTAAACACGCGGTCATTATCACGCGATATATTCGTCATGTTAACAGCTACTACAGGGAGTGTAATATTATGCTGTTCATTTATGATGTCATACAGAACACGGTTTTGGAGCTAGTACATATCTTACTTCAATATTTGTTCTAGGTACTCTATCATTATCATACCTTTTAATAATACAATCATTAAACGCAGCTAGAAACTGCGTAAGTAAGTCCTTGATTTCAAAATGATATGTGTAATTCTTCACCTAAATATTTATCAGACAAATCGGTCGATAAAATATTTAGGTAAAATATTAGTGTTATTTTTTAATACATTGAGTACAGTTGCATCTAAAATATAAGTTACACAATGATCATCTTTTGATCTGATACCTCTTCCGCATGCTTGAATAAGTGAACATAACATTTTATTTTCATACCATTTTTTATCTGCATCAAATAACATTTTAATTCTCTGATCTGTTAATGGTAGGTATGGAGCTTTTACAATAATCTGAAAACGAGCTAAATCATCTTTTAAATCTACACCATGAGTAAGAGATGGTGATACCAAGATAGTTGGATCTTCAGTTTCATAATGAAGTTTAAGAATTTCATCATTCATTACACCTTGTTCACGATACAAAAACCTTTTTTGACCACATTTAGCTTTAATAGCATTTGTAATAGCTAATGTATGGGTATGAATAATACCTTTATCATTTTTATGCATATCACAAATGCTTTGTATCATATCAACCACTATTGGTAAAGTTGACTTCATTGAATATGCGTTTAATTTATGTTTTGCATTAACATAAATCGGAGCTTTTTTACTATCAAATGGTGATGTTACATCAATAAATTTAAAGTTTTCAATACCCAAAGTTTTTGCAAAAAGCTTTTCATCAATAATAGTAGCAGACATCAATACAATTTTTTTACCATAATCAAAAAGATATTTTGTAAGCCTGTCTACTTTAAGTGGTGTAAATGTAACAATATTGCCGTTTTTCTTTTCAATTAAATACTCACAATCATTCCAAGACTCAATAAGCAATTGAAGTTTGCTATTTAGATTTTTTAACCCGAGCATCTTCTTCTTTTCGTTTTCGAGATAGTTAGTTAACTTGTTATTACCTTTAATAGTCAACTCGATTGCCTTTACCTTCTCTTGAAGGGATAATGCAAGTGATTCAACACCACGATATGCTTTTGCATAATCACCTGCTGGAATACTACTAGAATAAAAATTCACATCACATTCATCAAGAAAATCTGTATCAATATTACAAGTGAATTGTTTTACAAATTCATCTTCTAGTTCTGATGCTTCATCACAAATAATATAATCTCGATGCTTTACATGGTTAGGTAAAGAGAAAAACATTTTATAGTTTAGAGTTGCAAACGGACTTATAACTGCCTCGTTTCTATCTCTATAATAGGTACAGAAATCTTTTCTCCAACATTCATCTCTTAAGTTTTTAATATGAACACAAGGTGCTGTTTCAACGGAGTAATTTTTATCTACCTCACAAAGGTAGTTACTTTTACCTTTTAAAACTTTTACATCATCAAAAAATTGCTTGTATTGATCCTGAAGACCTTTCGTTACAGTTAATGCGAAACAACCGAATGGTTGCTTTTCAGTTTCATTAACGCAATCATATTCATACTCACCATCCTGCTTATATGCAAGATAAGATGTAATAAGATCTCTAAATTCTTTAGAGCATTGATTGGAAGCGTTAGCTACAGTTTTTGATATAAAGGACTTACCAGTACCGGTAGGTGCTCTTACCACAACAAATTTATGACCCTCTAAAAATGCTTGCTCAATATTATTGAGTACAGTTTGTTGAGCTTCGTTAGGTTTATATCCAGATGGAAAACAATTAATTAATTTCACACCTTTATTATAGCTTATACATTCATTCAGTCAACATATATAAAAAACTATCATACATTTTATTAGAAGTTTTTTTATCTGTTGTTTTGAGTTTATAATATAACTCAGAATTATTACTATTACAGAAACTACTCAATGTATATTCAAATGCTAATGAATTAGTTGTTTCATGAATTTTATAAGGATATGGTACTTCAAATACTTTGATTTCGTTATCAATTAGTAAATTAAATTTAATAAAGAACTGTTTTATTGTAAAAATTTTCAGCTTACCCCTTTTAATTACCTTGTTATTAAGTTTAAAGGTAATTGGTTTAAGTAAGAAGTTGTTTATTTTTTTCTCGATAGCATCTTTATTTCTCATGACATCATAAAATTAATTTTTTGCTGTGCAGTCATTAACCGTAAATTATTATTAAAATACTCCCAGAATTTATCATCACCAGGAATTTTATTTAAAACAATAACAGTTTCTGCTGGTATGTTTCTAAAATCTTGCATTATAATATCCCAAACAATAACTAAACCTTCTGACTCAGGATTGAATTTTGGAGCTTGTACTGGGGCTCTATAACCTAAAGAAATTAAGCCGTTATTGGAGTTCAGAATATTATTGCTTTTTGTGCATACCATTCTACGTGTTATTGGTTTACCCTTTACTGGTAACCTTCTAACAAATCTTAGATCTAGCACATTATCAGCTAATAAAGAATCTAACTCAGATGTTGTCATCTGTTTCTAAAGGTTTACAAATACCAAAAATACGCTGTTCATTTAAAAACATACCCTTTTTGAGTAACCCATAACCTTCAACTTCAATATTAGCAACTGTAATTCCTTTATCGTTTGGAAAAATTACAATATCACCTTTTTTGGTGAACTTAACATTGGGACCCACAAGGATAACTTCAGCTTTTCTCCATGCAGCTCTAACTGCATTAGCTTTGATGAATATTGAACCTCGTTTAATAAGATCACCATCATCTGCCTCCATGTCAATATATTTGACAAGAATGATATCATCAAAAATGAAGGTGAGCTTATGTTCTTGTAAACCGAAGTCACCTTCACTATGTGAACTTAAATCAATTACACTTTTTTGTGTTGGTAAAATATCAATATCTGCAGGCATACAGATAGTTAATCAATTATTTCAACATATCAACGTATAAATCTAATTCTCTTTTTGAAAGAAATTCTCTCTTTATAGGTTGAACATCATCAGCTTCTTTTTTCGTCTTTTTGATATATGATATCTTTTTAAATTTTAACTTAGGTAAAAAGTAAAAATAAAAATCAAATAAAGCAGTTTTATCATCAAATGGTAAACTACGATTTAAAAAATTATTAACATATACAGCAAGTTCTTTGTTATACATAGAGGTCCATCTATTAATCATAAATGGACCCCCGAATGTATTTTCGTCTTCTAAATTCAAATCAATTTTTTTCTTTGAATAAAGAATACTATTAAGAATGTCAAATATTGTCATTCAATGCTAGCTTGATATTATCGTTTACCTTTACGTAAAACTGTTTCATAATATCGTTAAGTGCTTTATTACCAGCAGCTGGATCCATTGTGATTACATCGTTACGATTAAGCTTAATCGTATACTCGACACTTTTATCATTAAGGGTTACGGTTGTGGTGATTGTTACTACGTTTTGTTCTGGGTTGTTTTTCATATTAAACTATTACTTTAGCGGTTGCGATAAAAATATCCTGTGTCATGTTATAAAACTCTGTCTCAACTTCAGCCATAAATTCTAAACACTGCTCAATTGGTAAATTCGTTGAGTATGCAAAATTAGGAGCTAGTGGACCTGCAACGATATTTATTCCAGTATGACCAATAGCAACATTATCTTTACTATATGTAATACTCACACTCGCTTTACCTTTTTCTTGCTCAGTACCATCACTACCAATAAACTTATCATACACCATAATATCATCACCTCTTACAGATATACTCTTTGAGATGTACTTATAAAGTATGCTAGCGATTTTAGTATTAAACAATCTCTGAAAGCAGACTGCACCAAAAGCATCTAGGTTAGGTATCTCCCAACAAAAATTCATAGCACCTTGACTCACAATATAATCGTTAGACATAGAGTCTTCTAAGTCAATAAGATTTGTTGATACCATCATAGGACCTACAAATGAAACAATATCACCTGTAGCTCTAATATTTTTCTTCAAATATCTATATGCAAATCTTTCATGAATTAGAGAGCCGTCATAATTTTTTTCTTCAATATACATACCTTATTATAATATAAGACTATCGAAGTTCAATTATCTTTTTAAATTTAAATATGTTGGGCCGTTATGATTTATCATTTCAGATACGATGGTGCTGATATCTTCTTTTTTATCAGGCCAGTACTTAATAATTTTATCGAATGTTTCTAATACAGATTTATCATCACCAGCATAGTGTGTGAACCCATCATGAGCATAATCATTATCTCTACCAGTACCTACTAGTTTAACGTTACATTTTTCATGATTGAGGTGGTTACGAATCAACTCGTATGGTCTACACAGCAAAAAAGGTGTAATACTATATACAATTGGAATTTTACCAGAGTCAGCAAGACCAACAGCCATTCCTAGCATAAGCTGTTCTGATGCTCCAATAGTCATTGCTCTATCAGGGTATTTCTTAATTATGTTATCAAATATTTTATATCCAAGATCAGCTGTAATAAAAAATACATCTTTATTATTATCCATCTGGGTTTCTATAGCTTCGGCGAATTTATATCTCATTATGTTTAATATAACTTAAGATTGTTGAGTGTTTCTTCACTAGTAATTTTCACGTAATGTGCTTCGATACCCTTTTCATTTAAGTAAGGTACCGATGTTAAATGTTTTGATGTATCCACAAACGTTACATTTTTTAGTTTATAGCTAGTAATAATTCGTTTTAATGTTTGTATGTTAACATTATCATATGCACTAATACCATTAGCATTAACATATACATTGAGATTTGGTACATTCACCTTTGTCAAAAAATATAAACTCTCCCAGATACTACCCTCACAACATTCACCATCAGATATAATACAATGTACATGTCTTGTATTATCAGCTAACGCTGCACCAATAGCAATAGGTAATCCTAAACCAAGACTACCTGTTGAACAGAAGATGTTATTTTCGGAGTCTTTCGTTGGGTGGATACCATGTTTTGTTAAAAGATATTCTGCGTCTTTTCCCTCGTATGCCTCTTGACAAACATACTGGGCTAACCCAGCATGTCCGTTAGATAAAATTACAACATCGTTTTCAGACTTCGTTTCATAAATGTGAAATAATATAGGTAGTGTGGTCAAACAACTACTAAGATGTGATAACTCATGTTTAAACGTAATGTCTAATACTTTGTTATATAGGGTTTTGAATTTTTTATTTAATTTTTTCATTGAGCCAATTTACTACATCAGTATTAAACAATTGATCAAACTTAGGTTTAGCACCACCACGTGCAACATGATAACATTTAAGCGGTTTACCTCTAATAAATGGTTTACCATCTACAATCGTGCATTCCTTTTCAAGGTTAAGAGATGAACAACCATAATAGCTGTGTCTATTTACGTCATTTGGGGTCCAACCACCATCAAGAACTTTAAAGTTAAAATTTCCGAATTCTACGACTAAGTTTAATACATCATTATCCTTACATGTCATATGATCTGCATGTTTAACAGATGCCTTTTCGTATGTATCCCAAAAGTTTTTACTTGTAGATGCAACTAATCCAGCTTGAATATATTTTTGATCTGGTACTATATTGTAAAATTTACTATTATAGGATTCAATTTTTAAGCTAACATTTTCATAATAGTTGAAGTTTGATGGAGCAGCAACATCAAAATCACCTGCTAAAATTTCATCTAACCTATCGAAGAAAAAATGGTCTGCATCAATATTGACCACCAAATCATAATCGTTATAAAATAATTTAGCTGCAGATGCTTTCATCTTAAACAAATCCAAACTAGGAATCGATTTACGTAGCTCAGCAATTTCTTTATCACCAACTACAAATAGTGGTATATCTGGGTGGAAATGTTTAAAGCTTTTTTCAAATAAATTATATTCAATACCGCTGTAATTTTTATAGCTGTCCTGTAAAATTGTAAAAAAACAAGTTTTCATTTATATGCTAATACATTGAGGTTATTATTAAGAAATTCACTATTCATAAATTTAATTTTATACCCCATTCCTGTAAACTTGGAAATTACATCTATTGGGTTAACTCCTGGTGATGGGTGTAACTCAATATAAATATTTTTACACATTTCAGCAACTTCAACAAATGATGGATCACCTAAAACTGCAAACTGTTCACCACCTTCAATATCAAGTTTAAGTAAGTCGATTTGTGATTCACCAGTAGCTTTAATATAATCAATAATCTTAACACAATTTACACTAGTACCGTGTGATGCAATTCTATTGGTTGTGGTATTAGATGAATCAACCATAAAGGTACATTGACCATTGTAATTGTTAAATGCAACTTCACTAAATCGAATATTTTTAATATCTAACAACCCGCTTAACTTCCTCAAAACATCAAGGTGGTTGGTAGTTGGTTCAACAGCATAAATTTTTTTGCACGCTTTATGTAAAAATAGTGAAAACAATCCAATATTAGTACCACCATCAATTACAATAGCGTCGTTATTTTCAAAAATTTTCAAAAAGTCAGGATCATTATAATGACCACTATTAATTTCTTTTTCAATAATATGTTTTGTATATGAACTACCATTAGTATAGTAGCTGATAAATTCATCACATAATGATAAATCAATTGGTGTGGAATTTAATACATTGAGCTCAATTTTCATAATCATATATAAACTCTTTTAACCCGCTTTCAACTGTATATTCACATTTAAAATTTAAAATGTTATAAGACTTAGTTGTATCACATATCCACGTTTGAGAATCACACTGTTTAATATCATTTAAAAATTTAACTGATGCAACGCTAGGGTTAATTATTTTTAGCATTATGTTTAAAATATCAGCATTAGAATAAGATATACCAGACCCCACATTAAAAATTTCACCTTTTGTTTTTGTGGAGTCGATAATTAACTCAATACATCTAACAAAATCTTTAATATAAATGAAATCATGATCACCTTTAATTAAACTGATATCAGTTTTATCTATCAACTTTTTACGTAGTGTTGGTATTAGTCGTCTTTCAGGTTCATTTTTACCATAAACACTAAACGGTCTAACAACACATATATCTTTATTATAATCAATTGATGTCTGTATACACTTTTGGGTACCCCATAATTTTGAAGCAGCATAATATGTAACAGGTATACATTCCATACTCTCATTCATTGGTTTATTAACAATACCGTATTCTGATGACGATCCAAAATAAATCATTTTAACATCATTAACTTTAACCCAATCAAGTATGCTCTCTGTTAGTTTAATATTACTGACATACATCTGTGATTCATTATAAATCTCGCCTGCACTATGAATAATTATATCTGGTTTTAAATTATTAAGAGTATCAATAACACTCTCACCTCTTTTATATTTGTAATAATTATGTTGAGGTAATAACTCAACAATGCTTTTACCTAAAAATCCAGTCGATCCTGTAATGTATATTTTCATAATTTATCACACATTTCAATAAAATTAGCTACCATCTTTAAATCTAGTTCCTGTACATCTAGACAATGATCTGTTACTTTATCTATTGTATCTATAGCCCATTGCTTTTCATCTAACCCAAAAGCAATTCCATATTTATTAAATGGAAAATATTCTTTCCATAAATCTGATGGTGTTTTTGTATTAGGTATTACTATTGTAATACAACCACATAAAGCAGCAAGAGTTACCCAAAAACACTCATTATCATAACAATAAAAATATTTACACCTATTTAACATCTGAGCTGCTTCAATCCAATTGTTATCAAACTTACTAAAGTCAACAGAGTTATCTGGGTGTTGTTTGGTGGTAATTCCCCCTTTCTTTATAAAAAACATTGACTCAATATCTCTTGTCTGATTTGTATTTTTAAATAAATCATAGTCAATAAACGTACACCTCATATGACCATCCACTCTATCTTCGTATTCAAAAAATGGTGAATATTTAAACACTAAATCAGTATCAAGTTTTTTATCATAATATCCCTTACCCACTCCTGCACATTTACCAGGTGTATTTAATATCCATATAGCTACGTGTTTAAATTTAAAGGGGTTACCATGTACAATTTCTGGATACACAACAACCCATTCATCTGCATTCATTTCCCTCCCACCTATAAATGGAGCATTTAATTTATGATGAGATTCTCTTGATGTAACATAAGCTTCACGACCTAATTTTATTATATCGTTACAGAGTTTATGCATAGCAACTATACCACCACTTGATGGCATAAAACATTCAATACTTACTAAAAATTTTTTTTTCATAAATTACCCCATTTGCTATAAAATACACCAGCTTGTTTATGTGTCATTGAATTTAATTTTTCTTTATTTGTAACTGTATCATGTGAACTACTATTATCATGATAAACTCGTGATGATACAACTAAAGCATGCTTTACATTATTAGCTTCTAGCGTCTTACCATAGTCATTATCCTGATACCAAAATGCAAATGCTTCATCAAATAATTTGCATTTATCTAGTATACTTCTATGTAAAACTATACACCAACCAGCTATTTCATGTGCAGCTCTATAGCCGAAATAACTGTTATTATTACCCGCTAACCCATGAATTGGGTGCCAGTTAGGTTCATACGGAGATAAAGATAAAACATCTGGATTATCTTTTTAAATATCATTAATTTTGTAAACCAATTTTTTGTAAAAATGACATCATTATTTGATATTACTATCCAGTCAGATTCTGTTTTAGTTAAACCAAAATTTAAAAATCTATTATAATTAAATTCTTCATTAGGTGTTATAACAGTTGAATTATGATATAAAAATCCCTTGTCTAAATAGTTTGTATTTGTTTCAACAATTATCTCATTAAATTTATAAGAAGTTTCACTAGCTCTTAGTGTGTTTAATGCTCTCGTTGTTAGACCGTAATGTTTAAAATCTGTTGTATTAGATAATATAATTATATCTATTGTTTTACTCATAATTATAATAACTCCTTTACATCTTTATAGTATTGTATTCTTACTTGTTCACCTATTGTCTTTAACATTTTATTTGGGTGTGTACCACCAAAATCGACATCTGTGTCACCTTTTGTTGCATCATATGATTGAACCCGCCATGACATACCTTCATAATGTATAAATTTTTTATATCTTAAATCAAAATCTCCAATTAATAACTCATTATTGATTACATCTTCAAACATCGTTGAACCTATGTTATAAACTTTATCGTTGGTCAGTCTACTTAATTTAGTTCGCTCTTCATCAAAAAATTTTATTCCAAATTTGTTTAAATTTTCACTATCAATAAAACAAAAACTAGGGTCAACTCTAGGATATAATTGCTTACCACCTTCATTATATACCACACGACCAGCTAGAGTTAAATTATTATCTACAAATTTATTAAAAATACCTGATATATCGGATGTTATAATAACATCTGAATCTAATAATAAAACATATTTGGTTGTTATTTGTTGTAGTCCAAAATTTACACCACGACCGTGAACTTCACCCTTAAAGTTTAAAAATTTAATACCATTTTCAATTAATATTTTTTCAGAATTATCATCAGATGATGTATTAATAACTACAAATTCAACATCCAAACAACTATATTTATCAATAGATTTTTTTAAATTTACAATCAAATCTGGTGTATTATAATTACAAGTTAAAATAGTGAGATTATGCATATTCAAAAAATTTGTTTTATTAGCTTTAATTTGTTTGTTATACATTCAGTTGTAGCAAGAGGTATATGTGTGGGTATAAACTGGTGTTTGTTTGCGAATATATTCATAGCTTCTTGTACTTTCTGACTGTGATCTGGTTTTGACGAAATTGTGGATTTTTCTATACACCACTCTTCATCGCCTAAATATTCCCAGGAATTTTCAATATCAGCAAAATACCAAAAAGGTGGATGCATATCAGCTTTTATAATCCTATAAGTATGATCTACATGTTCAAATGCATTATAATATGCTTCATCAATTAACCCTACCTGCTTTATACATGTTCGAGTATAAAAGGAAAATGCTCCTACGCAGTGAGGGTATAACGGTAGCTTAATTTTACCATAATCAATTATTACTCTTGGATTAGGTTTACCACCTGGCCACGATTTATTCATCATACCATGTTGCGAGAAATTGAAATGTTGTATACCTGTGATTTTTGAAGCTTCAATATATCGCTCAAAAACAGACATATCTTTGATAAATATATCATCTTCAATCAAAAATAAATAATCACATCCTTTTTCCATGAGATATGATAATGCTTTATTTTTTGACTTACCAACACCTAGGTTAGTTTTATTTTCAATCAATTTACCGTTACCGATATCAAATGGTAACGGATTACCATCATTTACTACTACAACCTCATCTATCTGCGCAGGTATCAATGAATTAATACACTTGCGTAAAAGCTCTGGTCTATTATAGGTTATAATACCTACCCCAATTTTCATATTTTAATTTAATATACAATCGATTGAATTCAACATAAATATATTTGTATGCAGACAAATGGTAAAGATATTTACGTGAACATCAAAGAGCTACCTCTTATCAATCAAGTACAAGCTGGTGATTTTTTTATTGTTGAAACAACAGCTGGGACTAATATTGTAGATTTTTCTAATATTATTATACCACCTGAAAACACCACTTTTTACGGTGAAATTGAACAACTTCAAACTGATGTAAATGCTTTATCAACTCTTTATGTTTTGCAAAATGCATTAATCGCTACTGTATCAGGCATTTTAGATACTAAAATTGACACTGTATCTGCGGAACTCACCACTCAAGTTGAAAACTTATCCACTGTATATTATCAAAACTTTCTATTTGTACAAGGAGGTGGTACATGGCGCGCTAGTGCAGATTCCCTTGCATCACAACAAGGTGTAAGATGCTCTTATCAGAGAAATGATGTAGGCAATTATACTATATTTTTTAATGATACTATTGCTGCGTGTAATGCTTCATCAGACCGAGATGTTACAATTGTTACTAGTGTAGCTGAAAACATAGCGACAATTGAAACCTACAACCTTTCGTATGTATTTGATGTATCAGGTGGATCTAGTGCATTTTCACCTATTACTGCAATCGATACAACTTTACTTAGAGAACCAGCAGATGCTCTGCTATTAACTGTAATAGCATTCTAATATTACTTTGTTTTTTTAATCTCGTCAGTTAGCTTAATAATTTCATCATCGTGAGTTTTTTGCTCTTTTTGATCTTTGAGTAATTGCTCCATAATCTCTAACTGTTCACTACTAAAGATACTATGCTCTTCACCGTAAGGATCACCGCTTTCACTAACGTAATCTCCAATAGTTAAAAGTCTGTTTTCTCTTGAACCATAAACATCAATAACACAAGGTGAATCATTTTTAGGCCAAAATACATCAGCATCAAAATTAGTTTTAAATTGATCAATAATATCTTTAAATATTTGATCAATTTGATCCCTATAGATGATACTTACATCTCTAAATTCATCATCAACGATACCAAAATCACATTTATCAGCAGGTATATAAAAGATAATATCGATATTTCTCATCGACTCTTTTACCATATCAATAGTTTCATCGACAAACTTACCTTCAATAGAACCAGGGTGATGTCTATATGCCCAAAGAGTATATACAAGATTATCTAAGAGACAGCGATCATAAACAATTTTATCACCTTGTTTATTTTTCTTGATCTCACCATACATCCAATCACGGATTATACGTTGGGTTTCTTGAGTTGTGTTTGAAGAATGGGTAAGTTTATTCTCTTTAATTACATCTCTATAACCTTTATCTAAAGTTTTATATTGTGGCCAACATGTTAAAAAGTCTTTTACTAAAGTTGACTTACCTGTGTTTTGAGCTCCGGAAAACGCGATACGCATAATCTTATATAATAGTGTCAGTTAAAAATTCAATACCGTTTATTTGAGTGTTAACAAATAAAGTAAATGATTAAATTCACCCTCAATTTCATCCTTTAAATTGAGCAAATCGTTATCTTGTTCAGTAAGAGCATCAGAAAGTTCAGACATTAGTTGGTCTCTATAGTCTTTAATTGTAGTTGCAAGCTCAGGCTTGTATGTGAAAGCTTTAAATTTATACTCTATCTGATCTGTAGGTCTACCGTATTTGCCGTAATATGTTTCAATTAGTTTATCAAATAAACCATCTAAGGATTCATAAGCTTCACCTAAAGCTTTATGTTCAGCATAACTACGAGTCTGCCAGTGAAAGATTTTAATCTGATTTAAGATTACTAAAAATGGGGTTATTTTCATTTGTTATTTAGTTATATTGTAAATGTAGTGATCAGACGTTTGTATTTTGCGATTATTCTCTACAGAATATATATTCGTATCAATAATATATCCAGGATTTTTTTCAATGCGATTTTTAATCCAAGCATCATAATACCAAATTATCCTATTGTTTGGGTATGCAAAAAAATTACCTTCATCCATTTTAAAAACATGAGCACATTTATGCTCTGGTGTTTCAGAAAAATTAAAGTCTGTATTAGCTTTATTTTCCCAAGACCAATCCAAAGTAAACATATATGTACCTTCTAACTTTTTTTGCTTATAGGTTATCAATTCAGCTCTGAGACCAGCAAGTCTATGTCTTACTTGCACATCAACATATGGAGAAAAACAATCCCAATACATATGTTCGTTAAGTGGTCGAACTGGAGCATCTTTTTTCCAGCAAAATGCAGTGATAGGTCTACGAGTCCAATTAACACCATTTTCTAAAAATGCTTCAAAAAGTGGTACTCGTTTTTCAATTGAAGCAACGCTATGCACATCACATAATGTAAAATCATTATGACCTGTTAAATGATTAAACATATATTCATTACGAATATAGCATGTTATGGTTGGTATATTATGATTTAGATACATATATTAAACTTTTAGTGCACGATCCCAAACCAACAAATGAAGTCGTGGACTAAAATTAACGTTCATTGCTTTTGCATATTCTGCAACTGCTGGGGCTTTCTCAATATGTTCTTGCCGAGAACCACAACAAGGCATAAACCAAATTCGTGATGTTAACACATTAATACCTTTATCATCTTTAACATATTTACTCCAAATTTCTTCAATATCTTTATCAGAAGAAACAACAAATTTAAATCCAGATCCATGAACTGCATGCCATCTCAATACTTCTGGCTTATAAGTTTTATCTTCAGGATCACCATTATGTCTAAGTTTAGGTGATGTGGTGAATGTAGCATCAAATATATCTTTCCATATTGGATCTGGAATTAATGTTGCATTAGTTTCAAAATCAATAAGTGGACACATACCGAGTTTTTCTACTAAGTACTCAACAAATTTAATTAATTGTTTTTCTTGAATAAGAGGTTCACCTCCAGTTAATTTTAAAATTGCACCATTCCTAAGTCTATCTGCAAAATTTTGATTAACAAAAAATTCTTCCCAAATATCTTTGAATGACATTTTATTTTTTACTGACCATGAGACATATGAATCACAACCATGAGGTGAGCTTTCTGATGCAAAACCTTTGCAAGTTAAGTTACACATCGACATTCTCATAAACACAGAAGGCTGCCCAATGTATTCACCTTCTCCCTCTAAAGTATAAAACAATTTATCGTCAGATAAAAATATAGTTTCGTTTTCTAAATCCATATTTATATTATAATTGACACTTTCAAAAACTCAACATTTTTACTGTAAAATACTCTAAATATTTGTATGACCAAAAAACCTCGACGTCGGGATGAAAATCCTGAGTTAGTTGCAGAAATTTATGAAAACATTAATAAAAATGCTGTACTAAATTATGAGATAAAAACACCGTTCCAGTTTAATGATAAACATAAAGAGTTTTTGCAGTTATTACAGACAAATAAAACGAAAATGGTATTTGTAGACGGACCTGCAGGTACAGCTAAGACATATATTGCTGTCTTAGCTGGTTTACATCTTTTAAAAGAACATTATATTGATCAAATTTTTTATATCAGATCAATTGTAGAATCTGCATCAAAGCAGATGGGATCACTTCCTGGTGAAGTAAATGATAAATTTTTACCGTGGTCAATGCCACTAATTGAAAAAATTACAGAAATTAGCAGCAAATCTACAGCTGATAACCTCTATAAAAGTGAGATGATTAAAGGTATACCTGTTAACTATTGTCGTGGTCTTACCTTTAATCGATCTCTTGTAATCGTTGATGAATCACAAAATTTAAGTAAAGAAGAACTAACTACCATTCTTACTAGATTTGGACATAAATCCAAGTACGTAATCGTTGGTGACACATTTCAAACAGATATTAGAAATTCTGGATTTAGAGATGTGCTCAACGCATTCAATACACCATTTAGTAAAGATAATGAGATCTATTGCTTAAAGTTTGGTATAAACGAAATTGTACGTTCTGAAATACTAAAACATATTGTTAAAGTATTAGAAGGTATACCTAAATATCATCCCCACCTCGTTCCAGCAAATAATCCTGAGTAATTACCACTAGTTGCTCGCTTACCTACTGGAGCTGCATTACTTTCTGTAGCTACCTGTTCTTTTTCTACTTCAGCTACCTGTTGTTCTACATGTTGCTGTGCTTTTTTAGCTTCATTTTCAAGATATGTTTTTACAATAGCTTCAGCATCTTCTGTAGTTGGTGTAAAAATTGAATTATCTACATAACGAGGATTAGAATAAATTGCTGAGTTTCTATCATGTTCAAATACTTCAACTTTTTCAACCCAACGTAGTTCACCATATTTTGATTTTAAATAATTAGTTGCAACTTCGAAGCAAATTTCAGCAACTCTTTCAGCACCAACACCTCTTTCGAAAATACGAAGATCAACAATACCTTTTTCATTAAGGGCTTTAAAATCTTCTAGATGAGGATCATCTGCTGCTACACAAAGAGTATGATCAAAGATACCATTTAATGTATTTTTAATCTCATCAAGTTCACCAAAGTCAATAATCCAATTACGACCATCTAAAAATGGACCTGCGAAATTAAACTTTGCTTTTAATTCATAACCATGAATTTTTGAACAATGACTATGTGTTGCTCTCCACTGACGGAATGCACAAGAACCAAGACTAATTAATTTTGTTGAAGAATATATACTGCTACTCATACATTTATTATAGCTGGTATTTTTATCTTTTCAACTTTTTTTTTATTAGATGTTATGACTTTATTTAATATGGTATGAGATCAAAAATCAACTGACTATTTTTTTATTATTTTTATCTTGAATATTGTAATTAATAAGCCATAATATAGTGAATATGAGTCAAAAATATGATATTAAACAAGCAGAGCAAGCTTACGGTCAATTTCTAAGTGCACTTGGCTTCGATTGGCAAAATCATCCGCATATGGAAGATACACCTCGTCGAGTTACTAAAGCATGGGTTAACGATCTAGCAGCAGGTTGCTTTATGGATGAACCTAAAATTACTGCATTTACTAATGATGGTCAATATGATGGTATGGTATGTCAAACTAATATACCTGTTGTGAGTATGTGTGCACATCATAACTTACCTTTCTTTGGATATGCTCACGTAGCTTATCTACCAGATCCAGATGGTAAAGTAATTGGTTTATCTAAACTAAATCGTATTGTTGATTATTTTTCACGCAGACCTTCTGTACAAGAAAATTTAACGATGAGTATTCACAAATATATTAGTGATTTATGTATTAATAATAAAGGTGTTGCAATTATGGTTGAAGCAAATCATACTTGTTGTTCTTTGAGAGGTATTAAACAAAATTCAACTATGCGTACAGCTCGTATGTCTGGTTCATTCCATGAGACGGGTGATAATAGTAGAAATGAATTTTATAAATTTATTGAATTTGCTCAAGGTAGTAGATCTTTGGTTTAGGAAATAAAATATAATTCAGTTATGAATATTTTTGTAACTGATAAAGATCCTGTTGTATCTGCAATCAATCTTTGCGATCAACATGCAAGATCTAAAATGATTATTGAGTCCTGCATTATGCTTCAAAACGCATTTTCGCAGGACTCGTTGTCTCATGAGACATGTCCTAGAACTAAAGCTGGGTCAGTACGTCGTAGAGGTAAAGGTTATGCAAAGCATCAATGTACTCTTTGGACGATTGAATCTCAAGCAAATTTTGAGTGGTTACTTGACCATGCTCTTGCGATGGTTGATGAACGTAATTTTAGATGGGTTGGTAGCCCAGAACATTTTAGTTCAATATTTTTAAAATGGTGTGATCAAAATCGAAATCATACTATTGTTGAGCAACGTGGTTTAACACCATTTACGGTTGCAATTAGTAAGGATAGTAAATGCCGTCAAACTAAAGGTTTTGATAAGCTATCTGTTATTGATCAATATAAGCAATATATTATACACGATAAAGATTTTGCAACTTGGACAAAGAGAAAACAACCTTGTTGGTATCAGAAAATATCATAAGGAAAGTCGTTATAATAAAGGTGTAAAGAATGAAAGTAGTAATACAATTAATTTAATACAACTTCACAAATTTACTAAAAAGTGCATTTTTGATGTGGATAATTAGGCCGTCTGATATAAATAATTTCAGATGAACCAAAATCTAACATATCTCAAACAGCGCGCCTTTAGTAAAGGTTGCGAGGGATATGATTGGTCTATTCCGATGCCTCAATCGATTTTAAGATAATAATTAAAAAAGATAGTTGAGATAAAGGAAATAGATTATAATATTAGAATAATAAATAAGGTTCACGACGAGGGATAACCAAAATAGCCCAAGAGCTCGCAGAATGCGACGGAGATGAAAGTCTACAGTGATTAATAATAAAGAAAAATAGCATATGGGTTTGTAACGATATCGTGAAGTTGCCTGGTGTAGCCACCAAAAACTATCTATTTTAACCCTGTGAAGCAAATCTGGAGATTGCGCTCGCCTGAAGAGTGAGACGGTAAGGTTCGATTCCTTACACAGGGACCATTTATGGGGTAGCGCTGAAGTTGGAGAGTCAGGACAGACTGTAAATCTGTAGCCTCTGCGGCTGAGTTGGTTCGAATCCAACCTACCCCACCATTTATGTCGGCTTCTACCCGACCTCTGAAGTTCAGACTTTCGGTGATCTGAAGTAAAAGAAAACACCGTCCAATTTATGGAAGAATGGCTGAGCCTGGTTTAAGGCGGCGCACTTGAAATGCGTTGAGGCCTAAAAACCTCCGTGAGTTCGAATCTCACTTCTTCCTCCATGCGTTATGGATGTGATGGCTGCATATGACCTTGCCAAGGTTATTGAATGGGCTCGAATCCCATATAACGCTCCAATTTTTATGCTGGATTACCCAAGTGGCCAAAGGGGATGGTTTTGTAAACCATTGCGATAGCTTCGTGAGTTCGAATCTCACATCCAGCTCCAATTTCAAAAGCGGTGTAAATGTTAATGGCTGCACACCTGACTTCCAATCAGAAGGAGAGGGTTCGATTCCCTCACACCGCACCAATTTCAACAGGATATAGCGCAGTCTGGTAGCGCACTCGCCTTGGAAGTGAGTGGTCGTTGGTTCGAATCCAACTATCCTGACCAATTTAGGCGGCAGGTCAATGGCCATTTATGATGTGTGTGGGAGCCAGATATTGATTATTGATGCATAGATAGCGGAATAAGCACATCAGCCTAATTAATTTTCAACAGGATATAGTTGTAGCCTGGTAGCACACTAGATTTGGGATCTAGAAGCGCGAGTTCAAATCTCGCTATCCTGACCAGTTTATAAGATCGGCCCGGAGCATACCCGATAAAAAGGCACTTAGAAAGAAACCTTCGCATAGCGAAAACTTACCAAAGACCGGCCCATATGGAGAGTTAACTAGACAAGGCGCTAGGGATGTTTGCTAAACATCACGCACTTCCTAAAAAGAGGTGTGCGGGGCAGGACCGCAGCTCTCCTCCATTTTTGTAGAGCAGCAATGCTAGTGTGTGGCCGAAAGACTGATGGTGAGGCGTTTCGGGTAAAACCTCGCAACCATCCTACAATTTCAAATGCCCCTGTAGCTGAGCAGCTTTAGCAATGGACCGATAAACCATAGACGTTGGTGCAAATCCAACTAGGGGTGCAAATTTCAAACCTTCTGTAGCTGAGTGGTTTAGCTCTGTCTTGATAAGGCAGCGACGCAGGTTCAATTCCTGCCAGAAGGACCAATTTATATCCGGTAATGTTCCAAGGCTGGCGACTTAGACTCCAAATCTGAGTGGGTGGGTTCGATTCCCACACCGGGTGCCATTTTAAATGCCTCGTTAGTGTAATGGAAAGCACGTTTCGCTACGAACGAAAAAGTAGGAGTTCGAATCTTCTATGAGGTACCATTTCCGCGCAATAGTGTAAGGTAAAGCACGCTGGCCACACTGGTGCCAGAGGAAGGGTGAAAAGCCTGATGCGCCACCATTTCAAATACTCTCGATGCTACAGTAGATCGGCACCCGGCTCTTAACCGGATATGATGAGGTTGCAACTACCTCCGAGAGTACCAATTTCAAATGCCCGTATAGCACAACTGGTAGATGCATATGATTTAGGATCATAATGTTGGGGGTTCGAATCCCTCTACGGGTACCAATTTCAAATGGCTCCTTAGTGTAATGGTTAGCACAGAAGATTTTGAATCTTTTAGTCCAAGTTCGAGTCTTGGGGGAGCTGCCAATTTCAAAAGCCTCTATAATTCAATGGTAGAATGATCGTTTCATACGCGATAAACGCTGGTTCGATTCCAGCTAGAGGCACCAATTTCAAAACATCCTAAAGCCACAGTAGACCGGCACCGGACTTTTAATCCGGTATGGTGAGGTTGCAACTACCTCTGGGATGACCAATTTCAAAAGGAAATAAGTTATAATAAAAGAGTAATTAATTTAAATGACGGTGTAGATTAGTTGGTTAAATCGTCACGCTTTCAACGTGAAGACCGCGGGTTCGATCCCCGTCGCCGTTACCAATTTCAAATAGAGCTGAAGTCAAACAGCATTGACACTCGCCTGTCGAGCGAGATATAGAGTGGGGGCAGCACCCATCAGCTCTGCCAATTTCAAATTGCAGGTAAGTGGTCTAGTGACCATTCTGGGCTCATAACCCATAGAGCGCGGTGCGATTCCCGACCTGCATCCAATTTTATGAAACAACCAATCTTCGTTATCAATAAAAGTAAAATCAAAGAGATAGTTGAGCATCAGTGTAAGTTTACAGGAATTCCTTATTCTCTAGATTGGGGTCATATTAAATCAATTGAAGAACTTTTTGAAAAACTCGATAACGAGGCAACTGAATTTGGGTGTATTAGAATGCATCGAGTTCATGATTGCATCTACAGCTTTGAGTCACATAAGATGATTACCAATGCAAATAGAATGCTCGATAGAGTTTTTGCATTGTGTAAAATATACAGAGAAGATTTAAACAAAATTTTAGTTGAACAACAATTAGACAGAATATATATTGTTGCAGATAAAAATCCCCAGTAGCTCAGTGGTAGAGCGGACGGCTGTTAACCGTCATGTCGTACGTTCGAACCGTACCTGGGGAGCCAATTTAATAGTTGATTCAGATAGGAAAGATATTATAATAAAGTATGACAAAAACATATGACCAACTTAAAGAACTAACTGAAGCTTTTGCAATTGATGATGAAAAATTCATCAACGGTAAATCATCTGCAAGTACAAACGCACGAAAGCGTCTACAAGAGATTATCGTACTAGCTAAAGCTCGTCGTAATGAAATTACAGCAGAGAAAAATGCTCGTAAAGAGACAAAAGTTTCAGAGTAGGTAAATTGCCCGAATAGCTCAACGATAGAGCGCCCGCCTTACACGCGGATTGTTGTAGGTTTGAATCCTACTTCGGGTACCATTTTATGGGGCGTTAGTGATAATGGTAGCACATGATCCTTGCACGGTTGAAGAAAGGGTTCGAATCCCTTACGCTCCACCAATTTTGATAGTAAGGAAAGACGCAGGTTGCGTGTAATGAGAAAATAATGTGAGGGGCCGGGTAAGACCTGAAATGCATTGCAATGCAAAGTATGATAATACTGGACGGAAGCATTATGAAGTGTATATTACAAACGGAGAATGGGCAGAGAGGGATCTGTAGATAGACCAGATACTCTTGGATACCTCACCGGCTATCGATATTCAGAAATATTCAACTAACTGTCAGTTTCGTTGCTGTTCCTGGCACTTTGGCTGTTCAGATTCACGTCTGACTGGGTGCGCTTGCACAAGCTCATTGAATGGTTTCTGAGGCACTCGTTGAATTAGCTACTCAATAGAGTGTCAACAATTTTCAAATGCGCAATGAGCCAGCTGATGTAGGTGGCGGTCTGCAAAATCGCTTAGCAGGGTTTGATTCCCTGATTGCGCTCCAATTTAAATGCCTGGTTCGTTCAACGGATAGGACAAGGCTCTTCTAAAGCCTTTATGTGGGTTCGATTCCCGCACCAGGTACCACTTTCAAAATCTCTTCGTATCATAAAAGTAATGTCATCGCCTGTGAAGCGATCTAAGATGGAGCATTACCATCCAAGAGAACCACTTTCAATGCCCTGGTAGCACAATTGGTAGATGCATCGGATTTAAGATCCGTGTGTTGTCGGTTCGAATCCGACTCAGGGTACCAATTTACTACATGAAAGAAGAAGAAACATTACAACAAATGCTCAACAAGTGTTTACGAAGAAACATAGTATTTGATTTTCATGGACGAAAATGTAGAGCAAATTTAAATCTAACATTACAATACATTGCATCCTTAGATTTTGAGGGCAGTGATATTTCTAAAGAGTATGTGGATTACCCCTCATTGCAAGACATTAATTTCTTTATGAAAGTTGAAAAATATCTTAAAGCTGAAGGGTTCTTCGATATATGATCATCTGGCAGTTGCAATGAGGTATTTATAAATTTAAAATCTAACAAATTTTTATATAAATATATGCATGATGGATTCACGCAGAAATATTCTCAAAAAAATGATTGGTACATTGATAGCTTCTTTTGCTAAACCAATACAAGCTTTACCTGCAGCAAAAAGACTTTCATCTGTTGGCAGCGGATTAAAAGGTGCTACAATCAACATTGGTAGATTTAAAAAAGGCGATTGGTATAATATTTTTTCGACTATTACCACTAGTGATAACGCAAAAATATTTGCACAAAAAGCAAATCAACAATTGAGTTCAATCAAAATAAATGATGAATTAGCAAAAGCAATTGTGAATTATGTTGCAAAAGATGGGGATACATTTGCAGATTATGTACAAGAAACACTATTAGATAAATTTCCAAGTAATAAAAATTTTACACCAGAAGATGTCGAACAATTTGTGCAGCACCCTCTAGACAAAGCCATGGAGTTTTTAAAAGATCCTAAATATCATTCAGCCGGTGACATTTATTTTAAAAACGCAATGGGTGAACCAAGAGTATTGTACCCTGCTGAAAAAATGATAGATAAAGGGTTATTTCACGGTGATCGAGAAATAATAAGCACTATTGATTCAGTTATCAACGATGCAATCAAGGTTGTCAAGAGTGAAATGGGTGAAAAGAAAAAAGAAAAAGCATATGCTAACAGCATTGAATACTCTCCAGCAGATTATCTTGGAGGTGCGCCGCAGGGTGGTTCTGAACAGCACGGATACAAACTTGCAGTTGATCATCACACCACTGACATGAAAAATTTAATTGCACTGTATGAACAGGTGCAACAACATCATTGATGGTTGGCTGTTGCAATGAGGTACAAGCCCAACGCAATGCCAAAAATTCCTAAAATTATAAATAAATAGTCCATAAGGACTGCAGTTCAAGCTAAGGCAAAACTTTTGCTATAGCGATGAAGATTGCAGTAATGCAAAAAAGTCCTAAAAACATTTCTAATATTTCAAGGACATTCATATCATTATTTATGTTTGGTGTTAGATCAAAATTTAAAACAATAGTGGAACTCTAAAGGAAATACATTATAATAGTAGTAAGTAACAAAACAATTACTACAAAATATATGACAAATACATTAGAACAAGTAAAAGACAAAGTAAAGCAACACACAATCGTACCTTTTAATACTCAGCATATTACATGTGAGCATAATCGACTTATTATCGCTGATAAGTACTCAACGACCAATACCAGGCGAATTATGGATGCAATCGGTATTCGTACAAATCTTTCAAAAGAGATTTTTGCAAAGCCAGCAGAAAATTGGGATTCAATTCGTACCGCATTGAATACTATTGATAAAAATAAGCAGTTTACCTGTATTGTTGATCACAATAATAACGTTAATACGCTAGTTAATTCTAACGTAAAAGAAAATACTCAACTCAATTTTGATGAACGTCTTGATGAGCTCTTCAATACTATTGACGAAAATATTAATCACAACCTGCAACGTATCGAATGGAATAGCGAAACGTGTAATGTAGAAGTGCATACTGTTGGTGGTGATGATATTAATTGCGGCCTCGGTGATCTTTGGAAGTTCGGAGCAACCTCTATTATTGGTCACGCAAGTCAGCAATTTGCAAATTACTTTTTGCGTCTTATGTGCACAAATGGTATGACTACTCGTGAGCAACTTGCATATCGTGTGGCAGCTGTTAGTAAGAATATCGGTAAGCAATTTTTGAAATTCGCTAATAACGATAGTATAATTAGCAGTGTTAAACCTCGCGTTGATGCTCTACGAAATGCTCGAGCCTCTCTATATGAAGTCAATTGTGTTGCAAGTCAACTTAATAAAGAATCTCGTGAACGTTTTATGCCTCAATATTCAAGTATTGTTGCTGACTTCCATAACGCTGGTCATTCAGTTGATAACTTTAGCGCAAAACGTCAGAAGTTTATTTATACAGATGAAAATCTATATGATGTATTCAACCTTGCTACCAATCTTGCAAGTCATGAACGTAGTGTTATTGGTAATGATACTGCAATGCGCTTGAATAAATCTGCTGGTGAAATCTTTACTAATGGACCAAATCTCAAGTTTAACTTACTTGATATTTACAATAAGTAAGTTAAAAGTGGTTGCAGGTTAATCACGTAAAACCCCTGCATTAAATAAATAACATAGATGATAACATTTAGTCAATTTTATTTTAACGAGAGTTACGAACTTGCAGAACCAAACTTCAATACAATTGAAGAGTTTTTGCAATCGATTACCACCGACACTAGAACTGGTAAACCGATAACTTTAAAAGAATTAGCTGATAAAGTGTCTTATCTATCTTTATATACGATGAATAAACATGGAATAGGACCATCTGGTGAACATCGTGATAAAAAATTATCAAAGCTACTACAAACATTAAGTTTGTTTTTCCATCAAAACATCATGTGGCCAGTAACACAACCGTTAAGAGCTAAAATGAATGAGTTGCATGCGGAACCTGAGTTTAATAAAAAACGTCATTCATTAATGAGACAGAAAATGGAAGCAAGACGTAATGGTGATACATCATTGCTCGATCAACTAGATCATGAACTATCTAGTTTAAGAAATCCTAATCGTGATCAAATTGACGATTTTAATGATCAGATTAATGCTGCTGGAGAAAAAGCTAAAAATACAGCTATAACATCAGAATATTTTACACCTCAAACTGAGGAAGCTGGACAAACATACCAGCATATTTACAACGATTTTGAAGATTTAAAAAACTAATAGTTGATCTGTAAAATAAAGACATTAAATTTAATAACACTCCAGTAGCTCAATTGGCAGAGCGGAAAGCTTATACCTTTCGTATGGCCCAGATTAGGCCGCGGTTGTCGGTTCGATCCCGGCCTGGAGTACCATTTAGATTAAATAAAGGTATGATTACCTTTGCTGAATACTTCAATATTACCGAAAAGAAGAGCGTTCACGATCCTGTTAGACCAGGTATACTAAAGAGACAGACAAAAGGTAAGATGACTTGTTCTAAAGCGAGAGCGTTAAAATCTAAACAGAAGAACAAAGGTAACAATACAGCTAAAGCTGCTCAGAGATACTTAAACTATCATTGTTAATGCAAAGTTTAAGTATCTCTTTTACTAAATTTTCTTCATAACCCCTTTCAAAACGGAAAACATTTGTTGCTTCAGATGAAGCAACTTCCTGGAATAATAAATCTGTATCTGCATATTTTCCTGACCCAGGATGAACGCAATACACTATAATATCTGGTGTAAATATTTTTCGTAATTCTTTTGTAGGACAAATAAAGTCACAAACAACAACTTTATCACCACAATTATCAGCTAAAAGCTTCATACAAAAAGCTTGACGGGTTCGACCGGTAATAGTAAAATCAGTGTTACGAGTTAATTCTCTAATGAAATCACCGTTAAAGTGAGAGAACTCAATATGCTCTCTCAAATATTTGGTAAAAAAACTTTTACCACTTCCACTACGACCACAAATTAAAATTTTCAAAACTCAATAGTCTACTTCGATATTGTTATCAAAAATATTTTTAGCGTCTACATCTATTAGAGCATCTAATTCATCTCTAATAAAGTCTTTACCAATGAGTACAGGGTATTCATTACTAGCTCTATTACCAATAGAGAATTTTACATTATCAAATTCTCTATCTCCAATTTTTATATCAAACTCAACAACTGGTCTTTCTTCGAAGTTACCTGCACCGACGTTAATCTTAATATGATTTGCAATTGGTTTGGTGATGGTTCTACCATTAATTGTATTAAACGTAACTGTGTCATCTTTAACAGATACATTATCACCATGCAATACGTTAAAAGCACCGTTACCACTATCAACTTTAGCTTGTACTTCACCGATATCATTAATGTAAATGGTTTCAATTAAACCAATTACCGTTTTTTCGTTAAAATATTTTTTGAAATTAATCATATTATTCGCAGCCGCATCCTTTATTTTGGTGTTCATAATCTAACCAATGATACACAGAAGAGATATAATCAGATGCTTTAGTAATTTTAGAAGCTACCCAACCTTCAAGCCCATCTGTTTGGTCTACCATATCGTAAAGCTTTTGAGAATACTCTGCAAGCTTTTTAAGATCAGCTTTTGCCATATGAATCTCACTAGGATCACTTTCATCCACGTTGTGACCTTCTGAATCACTAGCCATACCAGGCATATGGGTTTCTGGTGATAGATTAGATGCCCTTGTTATAAAAATAGCATTTTCATATAAAGCAGCAATAGAAATTTTATCCTTTTTATCCATATAGTTATTTAATACGTTCTCTTATTGCATTATAAGTTTTATTTACTAAAATACTCGGTATCATACGAGACATACCCTGCTTGAAAAGATCTATATCATTATCGAGAGCAGCTTTTCTGAGCTTTGAAGCACTCATACCTTCAACTCCCTCAGAATCTGGGTCTCTTTCACCTGCTGATTCAAACTTATAATCTTTAAATTGAAAAGGAATATTACCTTTTGAATCAGGTTTACCGTTATATTTAGCAACCAAACCTTCAAACTCTGGAATTCGATCACTACCAGCAATATGTACCACGTTCGTATACCCTTTATCTTGCAAATCTTTTAGCACAGAAATTAAATTAGCACCAGATTCCAAAATTTGAATATTTGGTGGTGTCATATACTTTAGGATTTCTTCTTTCTCTTTAAAAGATAGTGGGTCCTTTTTGTTGTTTTGTGTATGTGACGGTACCAGAAATCCATCACCGTTAACACTCTTTGTTACATCAGCTAGTTTATTAATAAGCTTCTCGTGACCAACAGTAGGTGGGTTATAGCGACCATATGCTATAACAGCGGTTTTATCTGTTTGCTCTAAAAAGAATTGTTTAAATGTATTCATTGTTGGGTTGGTGGTATAACCTGAGCTCCAGGTCTACCAGATTGGAAGTTAGCTGCTGAAAATTCTTTTCGATCTACAAATTTTGTAATATCTGGACCACCCTTTGTTCTGGAAACAGCAAATCCTTCTGGTTGTGTTGTTTTCCATGCATTAGGACCTGCATCTAAATATGTACCAAGTGATGAATTTTTAGTCATCTCATTAAAGATTTTAACAAGATTATTTTTAAGCATCGCGATTGTTTTAGTAACATCAAAAACCAACTTAATAGACTTGCGTAAACCTTTAAGTTCATTTGTTGTAGCCTGTAGTTGTGCTTGTTTTCTAGTTTTACCTGCTTCACTTTTCAATGCATTAATTTCTTTTTGATATCTACTAGCAATATAATTAACAAACTGCTGCGAAGAAATATTTGTATTATCTAAAAACTTACCTGTACGAATTTCAGAGTTAATGTATGCTTTTAATTCCATTGCATACTTTTGAATGCCTTGAAAATCAATCTGATTAAGAACTTTTTGAATTTGAGCTTTCTTATTATCAACATCTTTTAAAAGCATACCCATGATCCGTTGATTTGGATTAGCTTGTTTGTCAATTAAAACATTGAATACAAATACACTATTCGAACGAGAAAATTCAGATGGTGAAGTGGTATATTTTTTAACCTTTAAAATACCACCAACAACTTCATATTCAATATGGATTGCAACACCAATCTTAGCGTTTTGAATATCTCTACCATACGGACTATCTGGAGAAACAGCATATTTGATAGTATTAGGCTTGAAAGCTATAAAATTATTGTAGTTAGTAACACCATCAATTGTATTTGGTTTTTCCATCTGCTTGATTTGATCATCAAACATATAATCCATTTGATATATACCTTTAAGGTTGAGAGATGGTAAGTACTGTAAAGCTAGTTTAAGTTTTTCAGCTAAACCTGGACTTGAACTATGATTAACATCAATATCTTCAACTGTATAATTAATCTTTGGATTTTTTGCAAATGCAGATTTACTAGCAACGAAAAATTTACCTTTTGGATCTTTACCTGCTACAATAGCTGGTGAACCATCGAACTTGGTACTTATTTTATAGTCTGTTTAACTAACAAAATATTCAATAGCTTTATCGATATATTCAAGAGCTTCCATAACACCGTCTTCACCCTTATTGATAATGTTTTCTTCTAGGTGGTCGATATGTTTTACAGCGCCTTCGACCTCTTCGAAGAACTCTAACAATAAATTGTGATGTTGTTTAAATGTAATCATGATTATATTTTTTTCGTAGCTGGTGATATTTTTGCAATTGGTGCAATCATAGATCGTAAGTCTTTTATACCATGATTACCACCACGACTACCACTGTATCTTGCATACAATACTGGTTCATAATCACCACTAGGTAATTCATCAGGATATATATGGTGTTTAGACTGTATTTCGAATTCATTTTTACCAATTTCCACTAACTTTAAATCACCTTGATATACAGCATTAACATTATTAATACCAAATGCTTCATTAGCATTTGTACCAAAAATAGCAAATTTTTTGAGATCAGGATTTTTTATTTTCATATATACTGAACTCTTAGGTGTCATACCATTTGGATATAGCTCTTTAAGCTTAGATACAAACTTTTTAACCTCATCATCATTGCATATGTTTTCTCCAGATTGGCATGATGTACCACCGTACTGTTGATAATCTTTTGCAGACTTACCGTCTTTATGGGATATATATAACACAGGTTTACCTTTATATGTTAGTGAAAAGTCACTCTTTGGTGTACCTGGTGTACTCGCAACACCATCTACTTTCTGTTTATATCCATTAATGTTGACTATTATATTATCTTTATCGCTTCTAGCTATTAAACTATCAATTTGTTCGGCTAAACTAGCAATTACAGAATCTTCAGCTCTAGTACCAAATCCTTTACCTTTACCTATTACTATTGGATATTCATTACCATTTTCATCTTTTACTATGTATGTTACTAATTGACTAGATGTACTCCCAGGTGTACCTGGTTTTTTAACATCCACTACCTGTAAGTTAGCTAATTTTAATATATCATATAACTTCTCGGTACTATATTCACCAACAACCGGTTGTAAACGAATATCCTTACCTGCTTTAACTGTAACAGTTTTATCTATAGCTGATATTTTAGCAGCTATTTGCGCTTTCGATGCAGGTGGTTTTAACTTAGAATTTATAATCGATTTATTATAAATTTCATCTAATCTTACAATAGGTGTATGTTTACCATTGTACACCTGTTCGTAAAGTTTTGTTAAATTATATTCCATATTTATTATCAATTTCTGCTGTTTCGTAATCAGATTTATTTGACACTAACGTAGTTTCAAACTTTTTAAGCATATCTCTTGCATTACCTTCATCAATGGAGTCAATATCAAAATTTACAATCATTGATCTTGTAGACTCATCTGGTTCAGATGTTACAACAGTTTGTAATAATGTTATAAGTTTTTTAATCATATTCACTTCACCCTGAGAAGTAAGTTTTAAAACTTCTTGTTGTTCAGGAGCTTGTGGTTCCGTTGCCATTGTTGGATCAGCTTGTGTTAGATCTGTAGGAGCAGCTGCTTCAGCTTCTGGGAATGGTGCAGCTTCTAAAAGAGAATATGCTTGTTCAAAAATTTTAAGGGTCTTTTTCATAATATTTTTATCTTAAACTAGAGATCCATTTATCTGCCCATGTTGAAATACCATCAGCAATTTTCTGCTTTGCATCGTTTATTTTTTTAGCTGATTTATTCTGACCAAAAATTCCAGTTTTTTGATCTGGTATACTAAGAAGGGCTCCTAATGCACTAGTTGTTCTTGCTGCACCATCTGCAGTAAAATCTTCTGCTTCTTCTTCATTAGCTTTACGATCACGTTTATTTAAAATTAATAAACCATCTGCTGCAACCTCATATGGTATTTTTAGTGCATCACATAATTTTTTAATAGAATTAACAACTGTATCGTTAGGATCTTTAAATCCATCAGTTGGGTTATTCATTTCTAGCAGCTTTAAAAACTTCGACATGAAATTATTTATTATTTCAACCAGAATTTAACCTTCACATCCTCTTTATATATTTCTGAAAGCTTTTTTAATCCACACTTTTCTAAAAATATATATACTTTTTCTGATTTAATATTTTTACTCTTTATTGCACTATTAAGATTTTCAACAAGATATGCGTCAGTATCCAATATTTCATAATATGTTTTAAATGAATGTATATCGCTAACAATATTAATATTGAGTTTATTTTTGATATCCTTTATAAACTTAATAAAAAACTTCAAAAATATTTTAACGTCATTATCACCGATAAGGCAGCAACTTGCAAGCTTAAGTTTATCCACGTAAAAAACTTTTGTATCTAATATTTTTATTTTTAGATAATAATCTATTACACTCTCTATTATTGAATGGTAGAAAAGCTTTTGCACATCTTTGTTAGTTATGTCATTTTGCAAATCATATATATTCAATGTATTAAGATATTTTTTACAGCAATGTTTATCGATAAAAGATAAAAAATCGATAATATGTACACCACACCTATTATATACCTGAATCATTTATCTATTATATGACTCTTCGGCGCTTTTCCAATACGACAATTTATAATTCCATTATAAAATTTTTCTGATACAAGAACATCAGCCTCAAACTGAGCTTTAGTTTCATAATATGATAACTCCCACTTGCTGGTACAAAAACGTACTATTTGAAATTTAAAATTATCTTTACTATGTTTACTAATATCAGCATTTAAATCATTTGAAGAGCCTGTATATGCACGCCAATCTGTTTCTACCTCTTTATGACGCTTATTTTTCTTACCTTTAAGAGGTGGCATCTTTTTTACAGATATCATTTGCTTTTTACCTATATAACATTTACCATCAACTAGATTCGTTATTTTATACACAAACCCATATGGAGTTTCAGGTATATGTATATCGCATGTCCAATGTCCTAAGTCTGTCATTTAGTTTTACGCTTTTTGCGTCTCTTCTTACTTATACCACTTCTGCGTTGTACTCCACTCAAAGCTTTAGGCACTCTAGCATCACCTGGTGCATAGATAGAATCATTTGATGTATATCTACCTTCATTAGGATTATAGATACCACCGTCTTTATCAACTGCACCACCGAAGACAGAGCTAGCTCCTCCAGCTACATTATCTTCTTCTATAAGGGATAAAAAAATATTTTTGAAAGTTGACATTTCGATATTAGTATTTATAATTAGATATGAGTCTATTAAGTAAATATATAAAAGAGGTTGAGCAAGACCTCGCGTTAAATGATTTTAATATTAAAGAAACTCAACTAAGACTACCAGCTCGTAAACACTTTTGGGTAGCAAGACTTATTGAAGCAAAACGTGATCTCCAAAATCTAATTGAAAAGGAAAAAAAGTTAACTAAAAAACTTTCCGTTAAAGTAAAGGAGCAAGCACCAGTACATCTTACTGATAAAGCTGTTAATGCACTTATTGATGAGCAAGAAGAAATGGCATCAATTAAAGAACAAAAGCGTGATCTTTCCAACGTCATTGAATACCTCGAAAAGGTTGAAAAAATACTTGCAAGTATGCACTGGGAAGTAAAAAATATTATTGACCTCAATAAACTCGAAACATTATGAAATTTGATATTAAAGGTCATAAGCTTATTTTTCAATGTGAAACTAGTTTATTCAATCAGGTAAGAGAACATTTTAGTTGTCCGTATGAAGGTCATTCTTTTATGAAAAGAAAGAATAGATTCATGCCTAGTCGTAAGTATTATATTACACCCACCGGTCAATGTGAGATGGGGTTATTTTGGGAGATAAACAAATATCTTCATGAGTGTAATATTATTGCACCTGAATCTTGCATCACGAAAGAATTATCAGATTATCTAGGTAAACAGTACGATTCAAAGTTCTATAACAATTTAAAAGCTGATGGTAACACCCTAAGAGAGTATCAGGAAGATGCAGTTAAACTAGCTTTAAAGTATGGTCGTGGTATATGCTTAATGGGAACAGGTGCAGGTAAAACCATAACGACTGCAACTTTAGTAGAAAATTATTACTTAAATTCCCCTAATAAAAACACGTTTAAATGTCTTGTAGTTGTACCTGATCTTGGTTTAGTTACTCAAACATACAATGATTTCCTATCATATGGTATTTCTTTCAAAACAACTAAATGGACAGGAAAACATTTACCTGATTTAACATCTAACGTGTTTGTAGTCAATCTTGGTATTTTACAAAGTAAATTTGAGGAAAACAAGTGGCTGGAACATGTAGATCTGTTGATCGTTGATGAGTGTCATAAAGGAAAGGCAGAAGTTACAGGAAAGATTATTTCCAAGATCAAAACACCACACAAGTATGGTTTTACAGGAACATTACCTGATAAGAGTGGAGATAGGTGGTCTGTACTTGGAAAACTTGGTCCAGTCATATTTGAAAAGAATTCTTATGATTTAAGACAGGAAAATTTCCTTACAAACGTGGATGTTAAGTGTGTAAACTTACATTACAAGCCTGTTCCTAAAATGAATTATCGTGCGGAACTAGATTTCCTTTACGAATCAGAATTTAGGAACAACACAATTAAGGAAATTGCAACCAAATTTCCTAAAAATATCCTCATTCTCATCAACCATATTCGGCATGGGGAAATTCTAATGGAAAAATTCCAAGGTATTTCCAAAAAGGTTTTCTTTATTCAAGGGAAAGTTGAGGTGGGGGAACGGGAAAGAATTAAGGAAATCATTGAAAAACATGATGATGTTGTGTGTATAGCCCTCAGTTCTATCTTTTCAACAGGTGTAAATATCAAGAATTTACACATGATCATGTTTGCGGCCGGTGGTAAAGCCTTCATTCGTACAGTTCAGTCCATTGGTCGTGGCTTGCGACTACACCCTTCCAAGAATAAATTGTATATTTTTGATTTAATTGACAACCTTCGTTATGGTTCTGACCATGGAGATGCAAGAAAAGACATTTATCAACGAGAAAAAATACAGTTTGTTGAAAAAAATATTAGAGAACCTTGATTTATTATAAACCTATCGTATATTAAGCTATGAGTTCCAAAAAAGAAAAGAAAGAACACTACGTAAACTCTGATGATTTCAAAAGAGAACTTCAAAAGTATTACGACTCTGATGTAATGACAGAGATATTAGGTGTGTATATCAAGAAAATTGCAACAGGCCTTAGCTATTTACCCAATTTTATCAATTATACCTATAAGGATGACATGATAGGTGATGCTCTCATCAAGATGTACAGTGCTGTAAAGAATAAAAAGTATAATTTTGCGTCTGGTTCTAACCCTTTCTCGTATTTTACCACTATTGCATTTCATGCTTTCATTAATAGGATTAAGAAAGAGCAGAAACATCATCAAACTATCACTAATTACAAGTCTCAAGTGTATGAATCTATGATGACTGATCCAGAAATGTCGAGTTACATATATGTAAAACCTGAAAATGATAACGACGATATGGATTCTTATTATAACGAAAATGATCAATAAGCCAAGAGTAGCAATCTTTTCAGATCTTCATTTAGGTGTTCATGGTAATTCTAACCAATGGCATGATATTGCATTAAATTGGTGTCGTTGGTTCGTTGAAGATTTAAAACGTAATAATATCAAAGATATTATATTTTGTGGTGATTGGTATCATAATAGAAGTGAAATTTCTGTTGATACATTAACAGTATCAGCTGAAGTGTTTAAATTATTGAGTGAGTTTAATCTCACTGTAATAACTGGTAACCATGATATGTATTTTAAGCATCGAACTGATGTACATTCACTTAATATTGTGAAAGGTAAAGAAAATGTAAATGTTATTGACAAACCATTCGTCTTAGAACGTTTTGATAAAACATTAGCATTTTTACCTTGGGGGTTTTCTGTAAATGATGTACCTAACGGTGATATATTATTCGGACATCTCGAAATTGAATCTTTTAAAATGAATTCAATGAAAGATTGCGATGAAGGTATGAAAGCTAGTGATTTATTACGTAAGTTTAATCTTATTATTTCAGGTCACTTTCATACAAGACATGAACGCAATTTTGGAGCAGGTAATATCCTTTATACAGGTAATCCTTTTGAGATGGATTTCGGTGATTGTGGTAACGATAAAGGTTATTACATCCTTAATATTGAAACTACCGAGTTACAGTTTATTCATAATAACATTTCACCAAAATATAAAAAACTATCTTTGAGTGAAATGGTTAATGCTGGTACTATTGATAACTATATTAGAACTACCTTCAATAGTAATTTTGTAAAACTAAAGGTTGATAAAAATATTAGTTCTGAAGATATGGATTTTTTGCATAGTAAACTACTACAACTTAAACCAGCAAGTTTTACTGTGGAGTATGATTTTGATTACAACAAACTAATCACAAAAGATACGTTCTTATCGGATGCTTTATCTGATAGTATTAATATACCTAATGCAATTGAAGAATTTATTAATTTACTGGATATTGAAGATAAAAAATTTATATTAGATTATACTCTTAACCTTTATGGTAAGTGCACTACAGTATGAAAAAAGTAATATTTAAAAGTCTTAAAATTCAAAACTATCTCTCAGTTGGTAATAATCCTGTATGTATCGATTTTAAAAAGGGTATCAATCTAGTTACCGGTATCAATAAAGATAAACCTGATCGTAGAAATGCTATCGGTAAATCTACTGTTGCTGATGCTTTGTACTTTGGTATTTTTGGAGATCCTTTGCGTGAAATTAAAAAGGATCTTATTGTTAACAATATTACAGGTGGTACAACTACAATTGAAATTGAATGCGATGTAGTTACCCCTAAAGAGACTAATACGTATAAGCTTATACGTAAACTTAACCCATCAAAGGTATATATCTATAAAGATGGTGAAGATGCAACTAGAGATACTATATCAAATACAAACAAGTATATTTGTGATACTCTAAGTGCTACCCCTTCTTTATTTCAGAATTGTGTTATTATGACAGTTAATAATGCAATACCTTTCATGGCTAAAAATAAAGTAGAAAAGCGCAAGTTTATTGAAGATATTTTTGGCTTGGAAGTGTTTAGTCAGATGATCTCTGAGTTACGTGGTGAATATAACAACATATCAAAGGAGTATGATCTTGAACAAGCAAAATTTTCTGAAGTTAACAGATCTACTTTTGATTATAAAAAACAAAGACAGAAAATTTTAGATCACCGTACCCAAAAACATCAAGTTTATTTACAACGTCAACAAGAAAATGATGATACATGGGGTAAACTTGACGCTAAACTTGCTGGAATGGTTTTTTGGGATAGTAGTATAATACAAGAAAATATTAGTAAACTACAAACTGGTATTAAAAAATGTGAAAGTGTAATTACCGATAAAAATTTATTAGTTGGTGAATATACAACTAGAATTAAAACTTTAAAAAGCACGTATGAAAAGATCGGTACGGATCAAGAAGAGTGTCCTGTATGTTTAAGATCAATTAAAGATCACGACGCAAAATATATTAAAGAAGAAAAGGTTAAGATTGAGATCGAAATCGATAATCTAACTAAATTACTCAAAGCAACAAAGGATGAAATTATTTCAATACAGCAAAAGAAAGATGCTGTTAATAAAAAATTGAAAGATGAAGAAGGTAAAATTGCAAAAAATAAACTTCTCAATCAAGAAGAAAAAAATATTTTAGAAAAGATTCAACAGATCAAAAAATGGCAAGAATCACTAATTGATGATATAAATCAGGTTACTGGTACATCAACTGAGTTTGATGGTATTATTGAAGATACTGAAAAACGTTTAAGTGAATTAGATCAAACTATTATTCAAAAGAAGCAGCAAATTCAAATGCTTGATGTTGTAAAATATGTCATCAGTGAAGAAGGTGTTAAATCTTATATTGTAAATAAATTGCTTGAACTTCTTAATAGCCGATTGCTTTATTATCTCAAGAAATTAGATAGTAATGCAATTTGTTATTTTAATGAATTTTTCGAAGAGGAGTTAGTTAATGATAAGAATAAAATCTGTTCATACTTTAATTTTTCAGGTGCTGAACGCAAGAGTGTAGACTTAGCATGCTTATTTACGTTTTCAGATTTAAGAAGAATGCAAGGTGGGGTACAATACAATATTGCATTTTATGATGAACTATTTGATTCGTCATTCGATGAAAAGGGTATTGAACTTATAAGTGATTTACTTAAAGAACGTTCAGATCAATTTGATGAATGTATCTATATCATATCACATAGACTTGAATCACTTAAATCTGTAACAGGTGAAGTCATTTTCTTAGAAAAAGAAAATGGTATTACTAATAGGGTTGAGTTTAAAGATATCTGACATAAATTTATGATATGTTTCCATCACCGTTTGTATCACCATTTATTCCAGTTCAAGGTGCTAAATTAGCTCAACCACCCACACCACCGAGGGAAAATATAGCACCACGTGAACTTTCTTTACCACGTGTTATCAATTATCTTGCTGATTATAGTGGTTGTGGTCACTGGAGGGTTATTTGGCCAGAACAAATTTTAAACGGTAATGGTGCGATGATTTCACAATCTAATACTTGTATGGTATTTGAACCAAAGTGGTATGAAGGTGTTACAGCAATTAAAATTCAAAGACAAGCTACAACAGATCAAAAACGATTTATTGAATACCTAAAATCAATTCAAAAGCAGTGTGGTTTTAAAATTATTTACGAAGTTGATGATGTAGTTTTCAGAGAAGATATTCCAGATTATAATAAGTTTAAATTTGCTTTTGATAATGATGAAGTAAGACAAAACTGCATTGATATTATTAACATGGCTGATGAAGTTACTGTAACATGTGATTACATGAGAGATTTGTATAGGGAGAAGACAGGTAAACAAGAAATTACAGTCATTCCTAACTTCCCTCCATTTTTCTGGATGGGTTATTTCTTCAACCATTCAAAGGTTTGTAATTCACTAGATAAAAACCACAAAAAACCACGCATTCTATATACAGGATCAGGTGCACATTATGATGTAGATAATAAAGTAGGTGGTAAAGATGACTTTGAACATGTAATCAAAGCAGTTATTGATACAAGAACAAAATATCAATGGGTGTTTATGGGTTCATTCCCACCACCTTTGAAGCCATATATTGAATCTGGTGAGATTGAATTCCACCCATGGCAGACCCTTTATCAATATCCAAAGAAAATTTTTGAACTAGATATTAATTTGATGATTGCTCCGTTGCAAGATAACCATTTCAACAGATCCAAATCAGATATTAAATTTATTGAAGCATGTCTATTTGGTATACCAGTTATCTGTCAAGATATGGTCACATATAAGGATGCACCACTCAAATTTAAAACAGGTGAGCAACTTAAAGAACTTATTGCAGCCACTCTTAAAAATAAACCAAAATATCGTAAGATGTCTATGGAGATGAGACAGGTTGGTGAACAACGCATTCTTGAAAAGCAAGAAAATATTGGGTGTATTTATGAAGCATATACTACACCATATAATTCACCTGAAAGAAAATACTTGAAGAAATGGAATTAGTTCATATAATAAGACGAAATGTCTTATAGAAACTGTTTTTACAATAATAATAATCGATCCGTAGAGCTATTTGCGTGGGATAAAGATGGTAATCGTGTGCAGTATACTGTATCGCATGATCCTTATTTGTACTTAGAAGACCCTAAAGGTGAAAGTGTATCAATTTATAATACTAAACTCAAGAAGAAATATTTTCGTAACTCATATGAGCGTAGTAAATTTTTAAGAGATAGTGGTATTAGAAGGGTGTTTGAAAATATACCACCCGCTCAGCAATACTTACTTGATACATTTTGGCGTGAAAATGAAAAGCCAGAATTTACTCAGCATCCGATTAAGATCTGCTTTTTAGATATTGAAACTTATTCTGTTGATTCTTTTCCGAATCCAGAAGACCCTACTCATGAAGTAACTGTAATCACTTGTTATGATAGTTTAAGTAAAGAATTCCATACGTTTGGTATCAAGCCATATAATGGTAGTAACAAGACTGTAAAATACACTCATTGTAAAAATGAGAGAGAGTTGTTTATTAATTTTATTGAGTACCTAAAGAAAGATTACCCTGATATTATGTCTGGGTGGAACTCCGAGTTTTTTGATATTCCATATATCATTAATAGATGTACTCGTATTTTAGGTGAAGAATATACTAAAGAACTTTCACCTCTTGGTAGAGTTCATTATCGGGATATTATTGGTAAGTTTGGTAGGCAGCAACGCCGATATTATATCGATGGTATGGCTATTCTTGATTATTTGGATATTTACAAACGTTTTTGTTTTAAAGAACGTGATAGTTATAAACTAGATAATATTGGTGAAATTGAACTTGGTGAGAAAAAGGTAAACTTAAATGGTATGTCCATTGCTCAATTAACTGATACTGATTGGGATACATTTATTGATTATAATATTCAGGACGTTAATATTGTTGTTCGTCTAGAAGAGAAGTTGCAATATGTTAATTTATTAAGAATGTTATCATATGCTGGTCTTTGTACCTTTGAGCAAGCAATGGGTACCCTTTCAGTTATCAATGGTGCATTGTGTATCAAAGCACGTGAGCTAGGTAAGGTTATATCAACGTTTATTCGTAATGATCCTGATAGTGTAAATCCTGGTGCATATGTTGCAGAACCTAAAGGTGGTTTTCAAGAAAACATAATCTCTTTTGACGCAAATTCACTATATCCGAACGTTATGATTTCACTTAACTTATCACCTGAAACTAAAGTAGGTAAGTTTGAAAAAGTTGACGATGATAATTACATAATTAGGCATGTAAGTGGTAAAACTTTTAATTTAACTAAAGCTAAATTTGCTGAATTAATTAAAGCAGAAGATCTTGCAATTACTAAAGCAAACTTTTTGTTTACGCAGAAGTTTAAAGGTATTGTTCCTTTATTTGTAGATCACTTTTATAATAAACGTGTTGAAATTAAGAAAGAACTTCAAATATATAAAGTTGAATTGAGTAAACTTAAAAAAGGTACTACTGAATATAGACGAGTATCTGATATGGTTGCTAAACTTAATGCACATCAGATGTGTGTGAAGGTTTTGATTAACTCTTGTTATGGTTATTTTGGTAACAAGCAAGCTCCTATTGGTGATGATGATATTGCATCTTCTGTAACCTTAACTGGTCAAGCAGTAATTAAAGAGTCTAATATCCTCATTAGAGAATATCTCGAAAATACCGTCAGTGGTATTACTAAGAATGAACTAGAAGAAGCTATCATATATAATGATACAGATTCTTCTTATGTATCCATTAAGTCTCTCTTTAAAGACAATAAAATCCAGTTCCTTGATAAGGATGGTAGTATTACTAAAGAAACTCATGAGCAAGTGCAAAATATTGAAAATTTCTTAAATGAAAAAATTAAGATTTGGGGTAAAAAGAACCTTAATTCAAAAGATTGTCGGTTTGTATTTAAACGTGAAAGTATTGGTGATGTTGGAATATTTTTGCAGAAAAAACGTTATGTATTACATGTGTTAGATGATGAAGGTATCCCTTGTAATAAATTTAAGTATACTGGAGTGGAAGTAGTACGTACGACTATGCCTAATGCGATTAAACCCTATGCTAAAAAGATTATTGAAACGATGATGTTATCGAAATCGCAGATAGAAACTAATAAAGTATTGAATGAAACGTATGATATTTTCAAAAGTCTTTCTATTCAAGATGTTGCGTTTGTAATGGGTCTAAAAGGATATGAAAAATATTCTGCGCAGTGTAATGAATTTCAAACTGCAAAAGGTATGCCATTACATGTGAAATCGAGTTATTACTATAATTTACTTCTTGAAAAGTTTAACCTCGATAACAAATATGAGACTCTTTCATCAGGTGATAAAGTGAGATATTTGTATGTTGAAACTCCTAATAAATATATGTTAGAATCTGTTGCATTTAAGAATGAATTCCCTGAAGAGTTTCATCAGTTTTTCAAAATTGACTATGATAAAATGTTTGAGAAAATTCTCTTTCAAGCAATTGAAAGATTTTATGAAGCTGTAAATTGGAGAATTCGTAAACCAAAAGATAACGTACAAACAGAATTATTTGATTTATTTGGTTGATATATCACAATTATAATTCATAATATACATATGAGCGAAAACATTAAAGTTATTATCGACAACGTTGGTAGGTTTATTATTGGTAAAGTTGTATCAGAAACTGATACGGTTTTGTCTCTTAAGACACCTGTAATTATTCATGTACAACCAAGCCAGACAGGTCAGCTTCAAGTTCAAACTATTCCATTGTTCTTTGGTGAGTTTGTAAAGGAAAAAGACACAAATGTATGGCACTATACCAAATCAACAATTTCGTATAGCGACGTTGAACTTGATGATAGGTTGCTTAACCAATACTTGGCTATTGCTAATCCATCACCAATCATTCAACCGACAGCGGACCCACAGGTTATCAAGTTGTTTGACGATTAATTAAAAATTATATCACCCCTCTGAGATAATTATCTCAGAGGGGTTTTTTGTGGATAAATGTAAAATATAGATTATAATAGACTTATGGATAAAGAATTAAAAGCTGCTTTAGATAGTATAGATGAAATCAATCCCTATGCTACATATTTGGATAAAAATTCCCTTAGTTTGGTTGATGGTTGGATTGATACCGGAAGCTACGTATTGAATGCGTTAATTTCAGGTAAGTTTGATGGTGGTATACCAGTAGGTCGTGTAACATTACTTGCAGGTGAATCAATGACAGGTAAGAGTTTATTTGTGCAAAAAATTCTAGCGAATGCGCAAAAGATGGGTAAGACGGTACTTATATTTGATACAGAAAATTCGATTGATCCTGTAGGTGCTGAACGTCTTGGTCTTGATATTTCAAAAGTGAAATACATCCCTTCAACAACAATTGAAGAAACTCGTAACACAATCTTTAAATTTCTTACAACTGTAAAAGAAAAGAAGCTTGAAGGTAAATTCATCATTGCGATTGACTCTCTAGGTAATCTACAGTCACAGATGGAAATGAATCGAATGGAAAAAGAAAGTACTTCCGCTGATATGGGTAGTGCTGCTCGTGCTATGAAATCACTTCTTAAGACATGCAATAATATGGGTGCTCTTACTAAGACAACCATTCTTTGTACTAATCATGTGTATGATGATCCATCTGCAATGTTTCCGTCTCTCGAGAAGAATATGCCTGGTGGTAAGTCTGTAATTTATTTACCGTCTGTATCTGTTCAACTAGCTCGTAAACCTATGAAAGACGATGGAGGTAAGACATTTGATAGTAATATGGTTGCTGGTCAGAAAAATTATTCTGGTGTTATTATTCGTGCTCTCACACGTAAGAATCGTTTTGTAAAGCAGTATCTCGAGGGTGAGATGTATTTGTCATTCTCATCAGGTTTAGACAAGTATTACGGTCTTCTTGACTTAGCTGTTGGTATGGGAGCCGTTATTCAAAATGGTGCAACATATGCGTTACCAAGTGGTACCAAGCTTGGGTATTATAAAAATTGGCGTAAAAATGCTAAGCTGTGGGAAGAGGATATCTTACCTAAATTACAAGAAGAAATTACTAAAAATTGGTTGTATAGTAATGGTAATGAAGTCGAAGCTGATGTACCAGATGAAATCGACGAAATTGACGAACTAGAAGGAGATAAAGATGAATAGTATCAAAATGCTATATTTTAGTGCTCCGTGGTGAAACACACCACGACGCTATAAATAGTTGTATGAATAAAACTAATTTATTGTGGGTTATAGAATATCAAAAATATTTACAGTTCATAAAAAATTGCAAAACAAAAATTTACAACTCTAATTTAGTATTACATACACATCATATCTATCCACGATTTCTTAAGCTCGACTGTAATTTATCCGAAGCTACAGTCGAGCTGTCTGTTGAAGACCACGTACAAGCACACTTATTAATGGCAAAATGTTTTGATGAGGGTTCATATGAGTTTATATCAAATTTAAGATCCGCAAAGCTTTTAGCTAAAAACTCTATAATAGATAAAAAGCTATTAGATGCTATATATGAATCACAAAGAGGTGAAAATAACCCATCAAAGCGTCCTGAAAATAGAAAAAAGATTTCTGATGGTTTATTAGAATTCTATAGTAATAACCCAAATGCAAAGAAAGGTAAAACCTATAAAGAAATTTACGGTGAAAATTATTTAGAAGAAATAAACAAAAGAAAAAAAGCGACAAGGACCAAAGAAGAATATAAACAAGGTGCAGCTAAAGCTGCTGCTACAGCTAAAGAACGAGGTAGTAATAGTGGTAGTAATAATTCAAATGCAAAAAAAATATCAATAGATGGTAAAATTTTTAATTGTATAGCTGATGCATGTCGGTATTTTTCACTTTCACCTTATAAGTTGAAAACAACCAACAATATATTATATTTGTAATATGAATGAAATTAAATTGTTATACTTTACTGCTAGTTATTGTGGACCTTGTAAAATGTT